ACTTCTGCAGAAGATTCTGCAGCAGACCTCATAGAAGTTTGTAAACCTGTTTGTCTTACTAGCACAGCACGTCTTTGTGATCGCTTTCCAGTTTCTGGGTCAACGATTACGGTAGTGCCGCCACGACGTCCTGCACGAGGAGGTAGTGGTACTGGGTTATTGGCATCATCAAAGCCTGCAGGTATGCCTTCACCCTTTAGTCCAACAATTGCGCCTTTTTCTTTTTTCTTTCTAGGCTTCTTAAACTTTTCTTCTACGTATTCAGTTTCGTTAGTAAATCCTGGACCAGGCACGCTTGTAGAAGGAATATTAACCCCTTGAGCCTGCCCTCTTTTAGCAACACCTTCAGCATCTACTCTAAAACCTTCTGGAGAGGTATAGAACATGCCACCTACTGGACCTTCTTTAGGGGCTCCTCGTGTTACTGATCGGAATAAACGACGTTTTCTGCTGCGATCGCCTTCAGTTTCAATTTCATCATCGTTTTCTTTACTAATAGTTAATTCGCCACTAGACCTCTTTGGTTTTTCGGCAGTACCTAAATCAACAGAGCCTTTATATCCTTGACGAACTCGTTCTACAAGATTTATAACGTTTGGGGTAATGCCACTTCCAAGCATTGTAATGTGATCAGATTTAATACCTTCAATAGAAGAATCTTCTCCCCAACCCGGAGGTGGAGCTTGGAATCTCCAAGTTTCTGCATTTCTTGGGCCTGACTTAACGTGACCAAAACGGTTAATTACTGGAGAAGCAGTTCCAGAAGCAGCGGATCCGGTTACACCTTCAAAGTCTGCATTTCCACTGTGTCCGCCCCATCCGGATGGATGCGTTAATTCTTTTACCATGTCCGGGTGCATGTCAGAAACTCGATAGGTTTTTTTGACATCTAATCCGTTTACTTTTACGGTTTCAGTTGGATGTTGCCAATATTGATTGTCTGCATCTGGAGTAGCTGTGAAAGAGCCATCATTGTTGCGTACAAGTCCCATCTCACGTGTTACGTCATGTTTTTGACGAGAACGGTGGAACTGCATAACAGTTTCGTGAAGGGTACCCAAACGGGTTCTTCCTTCGCGTTCATTTTTACCCATGTAATTAAGAATGTCATCGTGAGAAAGACCTGTGTAAGCCATAACTCTTGCTTTTTGTTCGTGCGAGGTGTTGTTAACTAACTCTGAAGTAACATTCTCATCTGTAGGCTCAACACCGTTATCAATTAGTGATCCTTTTGCAAGACGACGTGCAGTAGAGTTAATTACGTTAGTTTGACCTTCTCCTTGACTTACAGCTAGGGGAGGGTTTTGTAGATTAGCTCCGCGCCCTGCACGTGCAGTAAATTTTCCAATTAAACCAGGAGTTGCTGGCTTTTGTTCTGGTGGGGTTGCAGGTAAAAACCTGTAATCAATATTGCCTGTGCCCGTATTTCCACCACGTTGGCTTTCTTGAATGCGTTCTTGACCTGGGGTAGGTTCTGGAAAATCTCCTCGATTAGCTTGTGCTTCAACTCCAGCAACAGCTTCTTCAAGAGGAACTACTCTAGAGCTTTCAGCAGCTTTTTGTTGTCTACGTCGTCCCTGTACAAGTGCAGTAAGGGTTGGGTTTACTGTAGGTGGTTCTGCTTCAAGTTTTTTAACGGTTGCAACATCTGCAGCATCGGCGGCTACATCTCTAGGATCTAAACCGGTTTCTCCACGTTCAGTTTGTGGAACTAAAGTATTCCCGTAACCTAAAGGTCTAGGATCGTTAAGTTTAGCTTCAAGACCAGTGTTGTCTCTTACTACTTCTGGTTTCTCAACTTTTGGTTTATTACTAAGACTCTTTGCAACTCTTTTTTGTGCAGTAGCTGCAGCCTTCTTAGTTATTCTTTTCTTTTTTGCCACTATGCGCCCGCCTTAGGTGCTTTTGGTTTTTTAGCTTTTGGTGTTTTAGCTACAGGGTTTTGAAGATTAGGTTGATCTGCTTTTGCTGGATCATTAAAAGATGGGCCATCATTAAATGGGTCTAGTCCTGCATTGCGATTAGGTGGGGTTGTTGGAGTATTGTTAACTGTAGGTGGGGTAACACCAGTTGGAGGGTTTGTTGCTGCACCTCCGGCTCCACCAGCAGCACGGGCCAATGCAGCTCGCTCACCTGCACGAGATCCCCAACGAGCGTTTAATGGATCTTCAGCAGGACCAAAATCAACAAGATCTGGATAGTTAAACTCACCTGTTTTTTTATTTTTAGATGTGCGCTTTCTTTCAAACGCAAACGCAGCATTTCTTTTATTTGCTAGCGACATTTTTTCACCAACGACTTTACCTGCGGCTTGAGCTGCAGCTCTATTGGTATCTCGTTTACCCATCTCTTCGGTAATAAGACCTTGCTGCCAAGCAAATCTATCTCGTGCTAACATTTCATAACTGCGGGCGTTGACCATTCCAAATAGTTTACCAAGCCAACCGCCTCGACTACCACCACCCCCGGAGTTTGGGGTTACTGGCATATTGTTAACCGTGTTCTTCATAGTAAAAACTCCGCTCTTAAAATGTACTCAGAAGTTTAGCAATACCGCCGCGATCTGTAAGCGCTTTAGAGTTCTTATTGTAATGGTGTAGGCAAAACCATAGGGTTCCAAAGGGTAAATCAACCCTAACCCCAGCCCTAGCGGAACATCCATCGCAAAGCTCTACCGCAGCAACCTCTACCAAAACCCCAGAAGTTTCTTCAATCGTTGTCATAGGGATATCCTCCCACAAATGCCAAAGGCCGGGGAGATAAACTCCGCCGGCCTCTGCGCTATTAAGTTGTGGCTTACGGTGCGACGTAAGCGTATTTGACAAGAGCAACAGACGCACCAAGGTTTGCAACTGTCGCAGCTGCTGGTGTCTGGGTCTTGACAAGTCCATCGTTTTCTGCAGTTGCTCCAGATGCAGTTGTAGTAACTGCGCCTTTAACAAAGCCAGCTGCAACAAGTGCAGAGTTAGCTGCGGATTCAGAAAGACCAACAACGTTTGGAAGCGCTGCCTGATCTGTAGTATCCAAGTATGGGGCTTCTGGAGTGTAATCTGGATAACCGTTCCAGTTGTTTAGAGCAACGCTGTGGTTGTTCCCAACTGAAGATGTTAATCCACCGCTAAGTGTTACATCGATAGCGGTCTTTGTAAGAGCAGGGCTTGCCTTCTTTGAGTAGCCGCTCCATTGCTTATTCTGCGTTGCATTGTTTGCAACGATTACTGTTGCGTTTCCGTCTCCGGTACGCTCAGTATCAGGTTGCATCGGTAGGTTACCCCACACGAAGTCAACCTTGATGTTGCCTGATGTGTCTAGTGCCATTAAAGTTCCTTCACTTGATCAAGGTGATTGTTCGGGTTTGAACCCACATATGGTGACATATATCAGGCCATCTGTATGTATGTATATATTTTTCCACCAGAATAGATATCGTGTTTGCAGGCAATCTCAATAGATTTCTTTAAAATCTTCTCAGCAGCCTCAGGAGTTTTCACAGTTGAGTAGTTTAGTGCCTCCATAGCCCCAAGAGCTACATCCCCACCACTGCCAGCATAGTAAACGCGGCGGGCCTCTCGATCCCAAGAGTAATCGTTAAATATCGGATATATCACTCCACGAACAACAATAAGCAAGTTAGAGTCTTGCCAAGCAGAGTCGCCATCTTCTTTACCATCATAGCCAGCCTCAATAAAAGCTTTACGCATTGAAGGAATAAAACGGCGGGTGATGAAGTGATCTAAATTATCACTAGATCGGGGTTTGGGAGCTTTCCAACCAAGTTGCGCAATGTTGCCACCTCGGGATGCACCAGATACTGCAATTAAAGTTCCATTGTTCTCTATGATCTTAGAGTTTGCTAATTCCATATAACGACCACCTTCATCAGATGCTCGTGAATCGCAACCTATTACGGCCCAACCGTCACCTTGTATTGCAGCAAGTGTTGTCATTTAAGCCCTTCAGACTTTCGCGGGGGCCCGGGGTGGTGTAATACACCCTACAGGCTACGACAATCCTACCAGAGCTAGCGACCTTCTTCGCTACCGTACTGCATATTCTCAGCTGGCTTGCGGGGGAGCATGCCAGGTTGGTTAGTTACATCTTCCCAGGGGATATCATCAATGCCGGAATACTTCAAGTATTTGCCTGTGGAGTCAGATACTCGTAGATCTTCCCACATATCGACTGGGATGGGCTCTGAGTACATGATCCACTTACCATCCCTAAAGATGATTACTAAGGTCTCTGTGCTCCTGTTATAGCCCATTACACGGGCTCTAGGAAAGCTCATATTAGTCGTAGGAGCAACAACTACCTCATACCCTGGTCCAAATGGGTTATAGCCTGCATTTCCCTGATCAAGCAGGTTTGTAGGGGCGCCCATGCGATCCGCGATAGCTTGTTGTATATTAAAAGTTCTCTGGCCTTGTTGCTCTTCCGCCTCTTGCCTACGACGAAAATAGCTTGAATCTGTATTCATATTACGTCTGGCCATGAAAAATATGATACTCCCCCGGCTACTGCCTGAAATGCTAAGACCCTGGAGTTATCCGGCCACTGCCTTGTGTTTTAGGTCGTAGCAGTTTGTTTTACCTGCCCGAAAGGTGGGAAGTTGGGGCGCTAAGGGTGGGGGGTGGCAAATCGATTTCTAAGGGGGTCGGTTCAGCAAACGCCAAAAGTTCAGGTTAGGTAGCCCTACTGCGTGGAGCACCTCGACAGCATTTGTAGCATTGGTCGGGGTGCTCACTAGCCTATACACCTCGTATAGGTGAAGACAGAAAGGATTTGAGATGAAATCTCAAATAGAACTACTTCGTGACATGGTTGCTGGCTCTACTACTCTCGTTATTGAGAATGTAGCCTCCGCCTTTACAAGCGAACTCATTACCCACCCCAACTACCTTCTCCCTGAGAAGCCAAACGCTTCCCAGCGTGGTCGTGCGTGGGCGGGTTATTACAACTCATTAGGCGTTAGTGCTGAGTTCCTAAAGACCAACATTACGCTTATCGGTCGTTATTTCGAGCGCATTGATGTTAGTGACCCAACTACTATCCTTGCTCAACTCGACGCTTTCCGTAAGGAAGACCTCGCTTCTAAGTTATTGAAGCAGAAGCAAAAGGAAGCCGACGGGTCAGCACTTACCTCCCGTTTGGAGAACTTGTCCGAAGTAATCAAAGAAATCGAGGAAAACCTCATTTCGCCAACTACCACGCAAAAGCAAGCGTATGCCGAAGCGTTGGATAGATTGACGGCACTACAAGAGTCATTCATGGCGAAAGAGTTAGCAGTAGCGTAATAATCGTGATGTAAATCACATGGCAGGGGGAGTCTAGGCTCTCCCTGCCCCTATCTATGCTCATAGTTAGCATTTGGCTACTGCTTCTAGCGAACTCTCATCATTGAGAGTAAGAGCAGGTCTAGAGATTACCGCTTTCGCTATTAGCAGATAGTTCGCCTACTCCGATAGTCGGCGGATAACTATGGGTATAGATAGGGAGTGACCTAAACAATGCGAATTGCCTTTATTGGTAAGAGTAGCCTTGTCGGTCTGCTATCTCTCTTCGTATGTAGGCTACCTAAACCTTATCTTGTGTCTTCTGTCTAAGTAGAGAGCACGCCCCCGCCGACCCCTTTCATTTGTCGGTTGGGGCGTGTATCTCTATACCTTATGGCTTAGAGCATACATAGGAAGAACCCCCTTTCCTGTCGGCTATAACACTTGGGTTTACACCTTTCTACCCTTGTTGGAACAACGCCTATTCCTGTGTATGCTCTTGGCTATAAGAAAGGAGGTCGTTATGCCAAAAGGCACGACTAATAGCCAACGCAAGAATGGTAAAGCGTTCAAGAAGAACCCTGGACCAGCCCAACCCCCAAAGACTAACTTCACCCATGTAAATGGGCGTAGCCCTGAGGCTCATGCTAAGCGTGAGGCTTGGAAAGCCATTGGCGGTAGAGCAGATAGTAAGGTCTTTATGACCTAACTGACTAATGTAATGACCAACAAGGTCCCCGCGAAGTTTTTGCTGCGCAATGGGGAAGAGCCCCTTCAATTTATAGTTGCTCGACTATAAGTTGAAGGGGCTTATTTTTTTTTGTTTTTCCCCGACTTTCCCCATAAGATGAAGAACTAACAGAAAGGAGAACACAATGGAGGATTCAAATCCTGTCGTATCTGTTATTAGATGCGGAACCATTTTACAAGGTAAGGGTGTATCTGAAGGAGCGACAGTCTTGTTATTCAAGCCTGTTCAAAACGATCCAATGAACACAATTATCTTGTGCCATGCACCTATGTCTACACATCACCCCTATGTTGTATGGACATACAACGAAATTACAGGCTCTTGTTCAACAGGAGATTATTTCGACAACCAAGTTGAAGCAGCAGAAAGATTTGCTGGGAGGACTTGGTAATGAAAACACAACTAGAAATAAAAGCCTCTGTTGAAGGTGAGATTAGCCTTCAGCAGCTGGCTTTTATACATTCTAAGTTAGAAGCGGAGATACACCGCTTTCTTGTATCAATAATAACAAATAAGCAAATCAAGGGAGAACCATGCTCTGTGACTCATGTGGTGAGCCAGTTGCCCCAGAAAGATGGGACCTTGGCTACACCTATTGCATGAAGAAACAATGCTTCAATAATCGCCCATCAGAACTAACCGAACGCATGTGTTTGATACTAGTTCCTAAACAGGGCTACACAATAGTAAATAAAACAGACCCTTTTGTTTACACAGGGGGTAGGTCAAGTGGAAGATAGTTGGACAGGGCATCACAGGCTTTCCTGTGTTGCTCTGTCTGTCTGTGTTTCATAACACAGGCAGAAGAAAGGCAAACATGGAAGTTGAAAATGAAAACAAACTTCCTACGTTAGCAGAGGTAGAACGTGAGTTCTTGAATGGTCGTTCGTATGGTTGGTCTCGTAGATCAATTAGTGAATACCATAAAGTTTCTGCAACAAGCGAATGGTATAAATACCGAAACTATCTTCTAGAGTATCCCGGAACGTTGAAGGATGAAGATGTTAATTGGTGTATTAAAACTATTGGTTGCGGCAAACGTCATAGATCAGACACCTTGTTGCTTTATCGTATTGTTCCTTTAGATTACGTAAGAGAAAAGAGTTACAACTTTTCTTGGACTTCTCGTTTTGCGAGAGATGAAGAAAACGATTGCTTCTACGAAATAAGTAGAATAGAAGCACGTTTTTTTATTGAAGAAGGAGCGTCTACGTATGACAAGCACTTTGCTGCGTGGCATAGAGACAGCATGATGAAAGCCCATGGACTAGTAAAAGAAAGGAAGGTGACAGAAGAAATGTGTCCAAAAGGATGTCGCCCATCGTATTGCTATTGCAAACGTGAATGCGACGATAAAAACCTCAAATATGAAATAAATGAGCATAGTATGGAAGTCGAAGTAACGGTCGGGTTCCGCACTATTTCATTGACTCTTGATGAGGCAGCAGAATTAGCCTCATTCTTGGCAACAGCCAAAGAAGAAATCAAGAAGAAGAAAATTGCTGCGTTAGAGGCACAGCAAGACGAACTCAAGAAGCAACTTGAATCAGTAAAAGGTATGTAAATCTTCCGCACACACGAATAGGCTATCCATGAGAGGTAGATGTGTGGTTGGTCTTTTTAGTCGGTTACCTGAGGTAATAACGCGACTCGTCACCTAAGCATGTGAAGGGATAAACTGCTTATCAACTACAAAAGAAAGGACACAAATGCACGAAGGTAGAACAATCATGGATTATCCCGATGTGGATAGTTTCTTTGATGATGTTGAACAAAACATGAAAGATAATGCTATTCCTGGGTTCAAGTTTTATCGTCTTTATGACCCATACAACGGCCGAGGTTTTGCGTTTCACTTTACAACCAAGGCTAAATATGATTATGGTTTTGAAATCATGCTTGGATTTACAGACAGTTTATTCAAGTTAGATTTGGATTTATCAACTCCATTTGATGCTCGTTCATGGAATACAAAAGGTAACGAAGAGTCTGACCATTTGTATCCATTGCATCAAATTGGATTCAAAATCGCTGCATTCTTTACGCAGTTTTCTGTTGCTTTCAACAGACAGTAATTCCGCCTAGTAGATGCATGCATCGAAAGGAAGGGAGTCGTAACCAACGACTATAAATAAGGGGTAAACGGGAATGGGAATTGCCCGGCTACCAATAAGTGCGTTACATTCCTATTACAGACAGTAATAGATGTTATTGCATGGGGCGAATGCCTGAGTCCTGAGCATGACTCACTAAAAACTGCTTATAGATTCTTGGAGACACATTGAATAGGCTGTTGATTATCACCGAGAGCTGAGTATGTATTCGGGAGACTATGTCTGAATACAAAGGGGGCGAAGAAGCATAAGGGTACGAACTATGGGGTCAGAGGCACCCAGTGGGTCACGTTAGTCCTCCCATAATGAGCGTAGATGCATAGTAAGAGACGCGACCGAGACTATGTATGTAATTCTACAACGCAACAGAGGCCACGTTGTGAGTCTCACGATAATACCTTCAGTAATTCAATGTGTTTCCAAGTTCAAGTTGGATGGCAGCACGAACACTGCGTGTTCACGATTGTCCATACCCAATAACTGGGCTAGCAGTCTAATCTAGTCCGCCAATGTAGATGTCAAAGTTTACATTGGCACGCTCGTGTTATCCATAGTGGGTAGCACGTGGCAGAAAGGCACACATGATACTGAGAAAGAAGAAAGTTCTCAAACTGATTGAAGACATGATGCTTCGTTCTGAGATAGATGCTCAGGACTTAGACGACATGCACAGTCGTGCCTACCACTCTGGAGTCATTGACGGAATGGGAGACATTCTCTATGCTCTATCACCAAATAGAGCAAGAAGGTTCCCCATTTCTATTCATTGGTTCGAAGAAGACGAGCAAGTATCCAAAAAAGAACTTGCCCGCATTCGAGAAGCAGAGAGGGAACGCACGTTCGAGTATCTCAATCGTGAGAAAGAGGTAATCTAATGATTATCAATACCTATCAAGAAGCGGTCGACTGGTTAGCAGGCGGTCGCAAAAAGTGGGAACGCCCACTTTACACTCGTGGACTACGGCTTCGCAAAACCCAAGCAAATCCAAAAGACATCGAAGTCTTTTATCCTTGGACTAATCAAGCAGTTGTCGTATTCCATCCAGATGACACAATAACAATACAGGCTGGACTTGGACGAACAAGGTGGGGTGGGTATTACAACCCCCTCTATTCTTGGAGTGTTCGAGAAGTAATTCGAATGTATTCAGGAATTACTAGTTTGTATCAAAGAAACAATAAGTTTCACATTGTGTTAGCTGATGCAACAAGAAAACCACCAAAGATACAAAAGTGCAGGCGCTGTCATGGCGCTGGACTTGTCGATGGCTATTGCACTATTCCGTATTGTCATTCGCTGGGCTCTGAAGAGTGCGATAAAACAACTCTCATGCCCGCTACAATTTCAAAACTGAATGGCGGATGGCACAGACACAAGTGTGTTCATGGTTTAAGTACAAACCATTACACAACAAAAACAGAGAAGTGCTTTGGTTGTAACGGTTATGGTAAGAAAGACTATGGCAGTCAGTTAGTAACTATGCTATGGGACGGAACACCTTTGCGATTACAACACGGCACTCTTGTTAATAACAAACCAAGCGAACTAGAGAAAGCGATAGCAGCATATGTCCCAAACATCAGTTGAGTTTGATCCGATAACTTCTGGAGTTCAAATCTATGAATTACCTTTGAACAATCCAGAAACATCATCAGCTCAAGAACTTGTAACGGAATGCACTAACATCATTGTCTACAGCAATACTATGCCTAAAGGTTTTGTAGCATTGTCTGAAGCAAGCAAGTCATTTCGTGAAGCAGTAACAGCAGAAATCATTACAGAAGTATTGGAGTCAGTAAATAATGGCAACGATACCGCTATTGATGATTTGTTTTACACTTTTGCCGCATGGTTAAGAAGCACACCAGATGGAAGCAGCACGCTCAAAACTCTTACAGAGTATGCAGCGTCAATTGCTTTTGCTTTGGAACGCAAAGACTTTGCAGTAAAAGTAATCAAACGCTCTAAACCAGCGGAAGTAGGCGCAACCATTTGGACTATTGTTGATGCGATAAAGAAAGGCATGCCTGGAGTTATCTATCAACAATTAGTTTTAAACAACAAATTGGTAGCAATGCACACGCTGAATGCAGCAAAAGAAAATGGACAACTCAGTCTATTTCTAAAGTAGAAAGGTAGAACCATGTCATACTTTGATAAGTTCAACATGGACGACTTCATCAATAACAATAAAGATGAAGGAAATTGTGAACACGATGACTGCAGTTCATTGGTGGACACAGCCAGAATAGTAATGTCTCATTTACGAGATAATTACGGCGATAGAGAGCACAAGGAAATGATTCCCGCCTGTGTTATCTGCGTTACGTTCCACATTGCCAACATGATGGGTATAACGATAGCCCTTCGTCACCCAGAAGAGTTGCCCCTTGAACTGAGACGATCAGTTCTTGCGGAAGAATTCCCCGACCCATTCTAAATAGGGTTATGTATGACGAGAAGCACTCGAGGTTACTGAGACCCTTGCCCCAACAGCTAAAATCAACCTAATCTATAGATGAACGGACCAGAGGTGAACCCAAGACCTTGTTTCGATACACCACGTGGAACTATCCAAATGACTCCCTAAAGGAGAGTGTGCTAACGAACATGCAGTTGTCTTGTCCAAAAGTCGCAGAGGTTGTGATGCTAAGTAGCGCTCAAGTCTCCCCCTCCTTCGTGCGTAACTCATACAAAACAACAGGTGGTTAGCATATGCACCCACCTTACACAGGAGACAGAGGCGAGCGTGGGTTCCCTGATACATGGGGAAATCCGACTAAAATTATCGCAGCCAGTCCTTTCCGCATTGAAGGTTAATGCGAAGGCGCACGGTTCTTCATCACCGATGAAGCTAAGTTGATAGGCCTATCGGCATGTATTTATACCCCACGCCCTCTGTTCTCTTGCACATAGATTTCCGGCACGGTGCCGGAGACTGTAAGCAAATTGCTTACAGCAACGAATCCACATACCGAGAAGGGGTAGGAAATGGATATCGCTATATTCACAGAATCCTACGAGCCAATAATGGGAACGAAACGCCGTCAAGTTCTTGTTACGCCACATGGCGAGCTCGTACGAATCTATACACGGGTCACTGATGGGACTAAGGGTCCTCACAATAAATGGGAGGAAACTGAATACGACACACTCGTGGGACAGATCGGCACAGCCGAGCAACTTACACGAACTCCAGTCGGCGTATATGTTACGCCTGCTGATGAGCGTGCTATGACTGACAAGGGTTATTCCCCTGTCTTGGGCACTAAAGCGTGTCAGGCTCATACCAAAGCAACACTATCTACAGATACTTTGAGTAATATCCTTCCGGATATTTACTCACAAGTAAGCGAGCGCGATGATTCACTCGATGACTATGTTCTCGATAATCGTCGTCAAGCTGGCTCTGTAGTTCCGGTGGCAATGGGGGCTGTGCCAACACAAACAATCGCCACGCCAATCGAATCAACACCTGTGGTAACACCGACACCAGCGTATGTTGCGCTAGCAGTCGTGCCACCAATGGAGTTGGCTAAAAAGTATGTGCATAGGCAGGTATTTGGCAAAGAAGACTTTGCTATCTACGACTATGCCCGTTCTAACAACATCAACGTGCTTCTATACGGTCCAACAGGTCCCGGCAAGACAACATCTGTCGAAGCTTGGGCTGCTGAACGTATGCTCAGACTTGCGTTGGTATCTGGCAATGCATCATTGGAGCCAAGCCAAATGTTTGGCAAAATGACTCAGATTGATGGCAAGTGGGTTTGGATTGATGGTCCAGTCACCGATGTTATTCGCAACGGTGGTGTGTTGCTCCTCGACGAGGTCAACTTCATCAACCCTAAAATCTACACAACTCTATACACATTGTTGGCAGGACAGCGTTCGATATCACTACTAGATCACATGGGTGAAGTAATCAAGGCTCATAAAGACTTGACTATCTTTGCAACAATGAATCCAGATTATATCGGCACTACACCGCTCAACTTCGCGTTTCGTAATCGCTTTGATATCCAAATTCCTTGGGATTACGATGACAAGGTCGAGTCTAAATTGGTTAGTTCCAAGTCTCTGTTGAATCTTGCTAAGCAACTTCGCGTTGAAGCTGCTAAAGGTCAATACGAAACCCCAATCTCAACCAATATGTTGATTGAGTTCGTTCAGTTCGTGGGTGACTTGAGTTATGAGTTTGCAGTTGAAAACTTCATCGCTCACTTTTCCCCAGAAGAAGCAGCGTCAGTTCGCCTTATCTTCCAAACTCACGAACACAACATTAAGACTGACTTCGGTATAGAAGTGCCTGTCACTGTTACACAGCCTGAAGAATCGTTAACTCCTGAACAAGAACTTGAACAGTGGGTTAATGGTTTTGTCCCAACTTCTGTTTAGAAAGGATAAACATGCCATTGATTGATGGACTGAGAGATGAAGAAAACTCTTGGTATATCAAGGAGGCTAGGGATGAAGATTTGCAGGAACGTGCACTACAACTAGGAACTCTATGTCGTGTGTATGAACAAGCAGATCGTGTTCTAACTGGCGATCCGATTGTTGTGAATGTTGTAAATCAAGGCCCGGCTCCAGCCTGGTCTGACGGTGCAACAATCACATTTAATGCTTCCGAGATTCAAGACATGGACTTGGAAACATTGACACAAGTTACCGGCCTCAACTACCATGAGCTTTGTCATCAACTGTATACGCCTCGCAAAGGCACAGAAATGGTGAAATGGGTTATAGAAAATCAACTTATGGAGAGCATGAATATTCTCGAGGATCAACGAATCGAGACCCTATTTACTGCTCGCTACCCATCTGTTATTCCATACCTATCATCTACCTGTGCTCGCTGGCTTTCAGAAGATGAATCAGATGTCTCTGGAACCTATTTGGCGATACGTGGTCGCAGATACTTGCCGGTAGAAGTTCGAGAAGCATATCGAGATGAGTTTGCTTTTCCAGAACTAATACCTACATTGGCTAGAATCATTGATGAGTATCGGCTGTTAGTATTTCCTCGAGATTATGAACGAGCCAAAGAATTGATTCAACAATTCAATGACTATGTTCTACAACCAACAGGAATACTGGACCAAATTAGAGCACAAGTTAGTGCATACAACTACAATCCAGAAGATGGTGGATGCACTCTCGGTGGTCCTACAGGCTGTGGGGGTCGTGCTCCCATGGCTAAAGGAAGACCAGAACCTGGCAAAGCACAGGAACGTGATGCTGCTCGAGCTAAAGGTCAAGGCGTAGGAGAATCTCCTTACACCTACAAACCAAAAGTAAAAGGAGCCGGTAATCAAAAGCCTAGTGGTAAGCAAGATAAACCACAAGACGATGATGGAGGTAGTGGTGGTGGAAAAAACATTACAAACCACCGCACTCAAGATGAAGCACTAGATATACGCGAGAGTAATCTAGATACACCACCAGACATTGGTGTTGGTCATACTCCCAGCGTAGGTGGTGTTCCTAATCACATTGGAAACATGCTAGATGATATTGTCTTTGATACTTTGAACAACAAAGATGTTATATCTGACATCAAAGCCAAACAAAAAGTAATTGTTGGTGGCGATGGTAGGTATGAAGATCAAAGTAAACGAGGCAAGTTTGATAGGACTCAGATTCCTGCAGAAGCAATAGTAAGTTATCGCAAGTTTGCGAAAGAACTACAACGCTTGCGTGATGAATCCGAACCATCATGGATTAGAGAAACTCCCTCTGGCAAATTAAACTTCAAACGAGTTATGGCTGGGTGTGAACCCGACGTAGCGTTTGATAGATGGGATGAAGGCGATGATGGATGTGACATCGAGGCTGTTATCTGTGTTGACAGGTCAGGCTCTATGTCATTCCAAAGCAATGATAGAAAGGCATCTATAGCGTGTTGGACTATTAAGCGAGCGTTAGAACACATAGGCGCACCAGTTACTGTGTATGCCTTTGATGATCAAAACGAAGTTGCCTACAACAGAGCGGAGAAAGCCGATCGTCTCCAGTATAAGTTTATATACGGTGACGGCGGAACTAATCCCTATACCGCATTGCTTGAGGCAGAACAATTACTCATGTCCTCACGCAAGAAGAATAAGATGCTGTTCATAATTACTGACGGTGAGTTTAACCACGACCCTAATGATGATTTGATTGAACGCATCTCTAAGCGAGGTATTCTTACTTCGCTTGTCCTAATCATGGACGCTAAATCATTTGATAATCACTACAGCAACAAGGATATGAAGAAGGTAGCCCACAGAACAGAAATCTTTGGTCGTATCTCTCATGCTGGCGAGTTACTATCGTTTGCCAAAGCGGTGGTAGTTGGTGCTATCAAAAAGCGTTCTCGTAGACGGTAGAAAGGAGTAACTATGTGCGCAGAAACTATGTGCGTAGTTTGGGATGCTGTGACAGAGACCATAATCGGTCCCTTCAATTCACACGATGATGCCCAAATGTTCGTGCTACATGCATCAGACATACTGATTGATGGCAATGTTTCCGAACTAACCATCGAACCTGTGTCAGACCCACAAGACTGGGCTCTTGACAACGCCTATGACGGTTCGCTATTTTCTACCCAGGAGGCTAACTAATGGCTATACCAAAGCAGGAACTATACATGACAGCATACCGGTTCAAAGAACAGGAGGATGCACGTTATGAAGAGGATAAAAAAACAGTTGTTAAACTCTTCATCAAACATAAACAAGAAGACCTACTACCAATGTTAGGGTTGGAGGTGAATAATGATTAACCTTGCAAATATGGAAGAAGTCCAAGCTATTATTAATGATAAGAGTTTAGACTTCGTAGGTGTAAAGAAAAAGATTGAAACTTTACATCCTGATTACATTGTGTTTAGAACTCCAACAGGAGTATCTGTCCAGCATAAGGATGAGGTGAGTATCGATTGGTAAACACATTCTTACCTTGGCCTGACATGGAAAGATCAGCTAAGGCTCTAGACAACAAACGATTAGGTAAGCAACGAGTTGAAGCACTGCAGATACTCAGAGCAAACTTAGGACTAACTAAAGGCTGGAGAAATCATCCGGCTGCGGTTATGTGGCGAGGTCACGAAGGTTATCTATATCTATACACAAATGCTATGTGCATGGAATGGAGACAACGGGGCTTCGTCGATAATGTTCAAGGTCAGCTTCAAGATATATATGCAAAGTTTGACCTAGAAGGGTGGGAGCCACCGTGGTGGTGGAACAACAATGAGTTCCATAAATCTCACCGATCTAATCTCAAACGTAAAGATCCGATTTGGTATCGGTTTCGAGTGCGAGATAACCTGCCGTATAAATGGCCCAAGCCAGATGGAACTCTGGCAATAACACAAAAGAAGGGAAAAGGTAAATGAAACCAATATCAAGAAGAAAAGAAAGAGGAGATTGATGCCTAATTGGTGCAGTAATACTGTCATCATTCAGGGCGAGCCTGGAGAGGTCCAACAACTTCTAGATTCAGTAGAGGATAGCGGGACCGCATTCAGTCTTGATAAGGTCATAGCAATGCCAAATGCATTGCGTGGTCAGTCAGCGCCTGAACGTGATGAAGATGCCGCATCTACTAACATGAAACTCTACGGAGCTAAAGACTGGTATGACTGGTCTAATCTCAATTGGGGGACTAAATGGAATGTAGATGCAAATATTGTCTACGATAACGGCAAGAACAATCCGTTATTAAATCAGAATAGAACTGTTCGTATTCAGTTTGAATCTGCGTGGGCTCCACCCTTGCCGGTGTATGAAGTGTTGGCTGCAAGGTGGCCCAACACAAACATTTACGTCGCCTATGATGAACCCGGTTCAGATTTTGCCGGATACGTCATGTATACCAAAGGGCGAGCAGTTAAGGAGGGAAACTTCTCATCTCCAAGTGGCCAAATGAACTATGTAGATCCTCCAAGTGAGGAGGACGTGTTCACGTGGTTTCCAGATGAAGAAAATTATGAGGAGGTGGGAAGTTATGTAGAAGCGGCCAAAATTCAACACCATGCTATGAAAGCAAGGCTAGAAGCAATGGCTAGTAAGTTAAGATAACAACAGAAAGGGGTAGCCATGGATAAAGAAATGTACTACAACATAGTTGTATCATTTCATATGCAAGTTGCAAAATGGCGCGTTGATGACCCCACCAACAAAGATAACTGGGAGTATTCCCTTGAGATCTATGATCGTAATCAAGGTAGGTGGATAAACATCAATGACCTTAAAAGACCGGGCGAGTTTAGCTACGTATATGACGTTAAACTCAATCCGGTACAAGAAGTAAAACCTCCGGGAGCACCGGAGGTTCTAGACGGAGAGTAGCCTATTAGAGCTTACTCCGCTAGTATACAGCAGTATGAAGGGAGATAGGAACATGCTGTATATGCAAGTTAGAGACAAGCATATCCAAAAGCTAGTTAAAGCTCTTGAAGATGCGGGTCTCGAGGTATCCAGAACCAAAGGTAAGCAGCACGTTAGAGTGCGTAATCCAAAGACGGGTAAAATTGTCTTCTTTGGCGCTGCTTCACTTGGTGATTGGAGAGCCTCAAAAAACATCCTACGTGACCTAAAGCATGTAGGATATAACAGTAATAAACTCGGATAAGAATAGGAAACACAATGCCACGAAAAGTAAAACAACGTGTCAAAGTAAACCTACGCCAAAATCTTGAAAAAGGTGGCGCATGGTTATGTGAAATCCTGTTTCTAGATGAAACAGATACCACAGTCTCAGTAAATATGACAGCATGGAAAAATGCGTCTGCTGCTAAACGCCATATCAAATCTATCATCTCTACATCTACACCTAGAAAGAGCATCAAGCTTTTAGGAAGTGTTGTAGACGAGAAAGGTAAGCCTACGTATTTCGCAGGTGATATGACTTACTCAGTGGCGGCATAACCATGACTAAAACAGAATGCACACTGTGCTACGGGAAAGGCTACACTGGTTGGACATCCCCCGATGGAGATTACTCTATTGAAACCTGTGAATGCCAAAACTAAAATCTTCTCCTGATAGCCCTGTCTAAATAATTAAGCCCCCGCCTTTATGGCGGGGGCTAATGTTTGTGTTGGCGATTTTTGCCTAGTCTTTATGGAACTCTTCAAACTCGTCTTCTAAGTCTTCCAAATCTTCTAAATCTTCAATATCCCCTAATTCATCAGGCCATTCATCTTCAAATTCATCTTCAAATAGATCTGGATCTAGGTTATCTTCTTGCATGTGCTCTCTCCTTATTTTGTATTATCTTTGATTAGTTTTACTTCGCAAGCATCTGTGGTGCAGTATGCTTCACCAACGGCGTCTGCCGCCATGCCAGCATATACTCCCGCAAAGTCTATAGGAAATAATGTCATAGTTGCTTCATCATACTCTTCTTTTGTAATTTGAGTATAAGGCATCTGTGGGTATACAGAATTACCTGACGGGAGGAACGAGACTGTCTTCAGCTGGCCATCGTACATATGCAATACTGTGCCTATGTGATTACTTTCAGTTTCGGGGTCAAAGCTGATAGTTACAGATACCGAGTTATCAGACCAATGCCTTTGGGCTGTAGCCGCTAATCCAATTTTCTCATAGATAGAGACTTCTTTCTCTGACCTGACTGCATTTGACTCAATTGGGAAGAATACAACGGACGTTGTGTCTGGTGATTCTGATGCGGGCTCAACCCTATACATTGCCATCTTAAATAGTGGGAGCATAGGGTCTGAGTTGGCAAATCTTATGGCTCTTAAGAAGTACTTTCCACCTACTGGCCAGTGAACTCCCGGAGATTCTCCTGCTAAAATACTGACTGTTCCTGACGGCTTAACCGTGGTCATTTTAATTGACTCTCGGATACCTAACCATTCTGAATATGATTGATCATAGTTCTTAATTACTTCATATCCCGCATCCATCCAGGATCTGAGCTCCGGTAAACCTTTATTGTCCGCAAAGTTGGCGACTCCACTTATAGATGTTCCAATACGACGATTGCGCTGCATAATTGCATTTGTCTCTTCCCAGTGAGTAGGGAGTAGAGTTACGGTCTTAGCATAGAGATACGCAAACTTAAGGGTTCTCTTAAAGTCTTCTAAACTCTCGTGACGATTTAGGTACGTTTCTACCAATGTACAGCATTCAAAAGATTCTAAAGACTGTTCGGCACAAGGGTTATAGCCTGCTGCTCTCCAGTCTTTATTGTTGATTGGGTCTGATAAACGACCATATTGTCTAGTTACGTCCATCCAGACTACACCTGGCTCACCGTTACGAGCAATACCATCAATGATGGGAGATAAGTCTTGTCCTACAGAGACTTCCACAGAGTTATTAGACATCCATGCCCAACCCGGTTTAGCCGGATCATAGCTATTACGTTCTGGATAAACTTCTGCATTCTTTAAGTTGAGAAAATCAGGGTCGTCAATACGACCAATAAGAAGTTCAGCGCTACGACGTACGTTACCGCTAACGACGCAAACGCCAATTAGATTACCAATATCAGCAATATCTTTGCGAGTGAGTTTTTCACCGGCTCTTCCATTAAATATACTGTGGATATAGTTATGTAGTTTTTCTAACGGTTCGTGTCCCGCCGCTGTTCCGCCAAAAGTCTTAATTGGCGTTCCCGCTGGGCGAATCTCTTTGTAATCAAATACTGGAGCCGACGAATCTGGTCTGAGGTAGGAATTGATAAGGAGGCTGACTGACTCAACCCATCCTTCTCTGGTGTCTGATACGACATATTGTTCTCCTTGCTTAGGGGCGTAGATTGTAAAGTCCTTATCCGCTCCTTTGTCGTCAAACCCCACACCAACTCCAAGCATTGATGCTTCCATTAAAAATGCAAATGGTCTAGATGGATCGACTTTCGTCATAGATAGGGTAGACACGAATGCGCAGTTCTGAAGCGCGGCAGAGTTTCGGTATTGATTTACTATGGGTGTTCCCATTACCCATAGTCCACGTCCCGGTGGAGTCCACTTTAAGTTCCACAAACGGTCAAATGCTTCTTTAGCCGATGCTTGAGCCTTAGCGTCATTCCACGGAAGACGATTAGTTTTGGCATGCTCTTTCTGGAGAGAATACATACCGTTGATGACTCGCTCACAAACGTCTACCCATGTTTCTTTGGTTCCGTCTGTTTTTAATCTTGAGTATGTTCTTAAAAAGGTTATCTCTCCCACCGAGTTACCTGCGGCATCTTTATAGCCCCAAGGTACTGACTTTCCTCTATATCCATTAACAAAGTCTTCGGTTAACTTAAATGAAAACAATTTACGTCCCTTCTAATCTTCGATATGGTCTGAGATAATCTTACTAGTTTCTGACTCGGATAGCCCATCGCCAGGCAGTTGTCTGAGGGTGTTGGCTCTGTCTCCAAATAGGGCAGACATAACACCTCCAGAGGTCTGTCTTTCGACGGTCATCCGGACAAACTCTCGATTGTCCTCCAGTTCTTTCAGTTGCTTTACGATCTTAAATAGTCGATCAATTTCCTGCCCAGTATTGGGATCTGGATACCCGCCGTTTAATTCTTCGGCGTAACGAGAGAAGGCAACTCTAGCACCTTGCATCTCGATGATGGCATTGAGCAATCCCTTCAATTGGTCTTTAGTCTTAACCTCTACTGGAAGGTTGAATGCACAAGCATTATTTTCCTTAAATGCGGGGCAATTTGCTGCAACAAAACATGTATTACATTGACGCAATGAAGACTGGTTAGTTCCGAGCACATTTACGTCTCTTATCAGGTCCCTTCCATCTTCATCTTTATCTATAACTCTCTTCGTAGATACTGAAAATACGGGTAAATTCATAGTTTCTGATGGGTCTCTAGGAACTATTTTCATAGTTGCTGGGGTGTTTTCTTTCCGCATATCTAAGTCCTTGTTATCAGGTTCCAACCCTAGTGTTTCCGCAGAACCGGGAGTATCTATGTCATCACTGTTATCAGATAACAATCTTAAATGTGGTGGTTTTTTCTTGTCCAAAGATTCCTCCAGCTGCAGGTAGCTCCAAATAGCGAGGCGAGTTACCTCGTTACTATCATCATTAATAATCTTATCGAAATCCAAACCTGCCCGTTCAATAACAGCTTTATAACGTGGCCGTGCCTGGTCTTTTTGTTTCTTTTGGTATCGTACTAGTTTAGTTCCATCCCAGACAATAGTTTCTCCTCGCATCATGGGGGATAGCCACGAGAGGGTGCTGGCGGTGGATAGAGGCACTTGTCTTAGATTGTCTGGCTTGGCACAACCCAAACCATGGAAGTTAGTACCAAACTGCCCTTGTAGGGCCCTGGTTCTTCCGGATAACGTAGCGTCGTCTTCTATAGTATCTCCCAGAATAGCTATGTTAGCCCACTGCTCTGCTAAAGCCATTAAAGTTGGGTGCCCATGTTGTGAGTGCCATACTGGCCAGTATTTATCCCCAAGTTCAAATCCAAGAGTTTTTCGTTGCTGGGCAATCCAGTCATGACCAAGGGCAGGGGCATCAAACTCTACAACACCAGATATACGATCATAGTTAATTGCAACCCAATCCTCGAAGTTAGCCGCATGTTCTTCTAGCTCAGCCTTACTTAGGTTGGGATTAGATCCGGCACCGGCTACATAAATCTTTACATCATCAGGATATTTCTCTGATAATAGATAGTCTTTAGTTTTAGGTAAACCGCGTTTAGCTAGGCCCCAGTAACTAACGCCTATATGTTTTACTCCACTATCAATCAAAAGAAGTCTATGAGAGGGGACTTCTCCCCCAAGAAATACTATATTCATTCAAATCTCTTTACCTTGCTGCCCAAATCAGCATCTAACAGAGCCAATCGTTGACGCTCTACTTCTGCAGATAATTCTTTCCAGGGCCTTACCGGACGGGTAGTTCTAACAAACTTTGGTGCAGAAAATAACAATGTAGGTACATTGTTGGCGAGCGCATAGGCACATCTATCTACATCTGGATCTATAAAAAGCTCTACTCTGCCTTGAGATCTGGCAACATCTAGCTGACGCATGCGTAGATCTTTACCCTCAAAAGCACATCTATCATCATAGATTTGGGCATAACCAACTATGAGATTAGATTTAAGCCAATGTTCTGTAAGTTCTGGGTTTTGATCTGACCCAATAGTCATGCGGTAGTTTTGTGCTAGTACTCTATATAGTTTAATACCGTCTGGGATTGGATCCCCAACTTCGGTACACAGCACGCCTTCTAACGATATTAACGCTGTATTCATCTATGGCCTTAGAGCTCTTCTGACCATAACACTTGCATCAGGGAGCTCTACGCCATACTGCTCTAGTTGACTTGCTTCTTCTGCTGCCTTTTTGTGGTCCTTAATTGTTCTTAGTGCTTGTATTACCCCAGTTCGTTTTCCAGCTTGCCATCTATAGTTATTAAAATCAGAATAGCCTTCGCCAATACGACTAAAGGCAACTTTTCTTCCAGAATGTATTTCATCAAAGAAAGCTTCAGCTTGCTCTGCAGCAAGTTTTAGTTTAGATTCGGCATTAACTCTGTGTGCGGGGTTTTGTGCACTTCTAACCTCATTGAGCGCAGAAGAATACCTGTCTACAAGTTCTGAACCTTGTTGATAATCTCTATTAGCTTTCAAATCCCATTCTGCATTGCGTGGCGGTGTTTCATACTTAGGCTCAACAGTCCAGTCATCTAGAATTAAATCATAGGCGGCATATGGGTTAATATTTCTAATATCGGACTGCTCATTTACATAAAAAGTTAATTCAAATCCGTGCCAGTTTTTTGTTTTTGGAGCCAAAGCGTTATAAAACCCTTCATTTATTTCTTTGGCAATCTCTGCGTCTGAGAATCCTATATAGTTTTTATTAGACTCTCTAAAGCTAACGTAATCTACCCCCACCAAACAATCTAAATCTCCGGGAAGCCGTGCCGCCTCCCATTGATAGGAAACCCCAGATCCGGCTAACCATGCCCTAGTCCAACTATGAGCATTGTTAAACCTTCCATCAAGGAAAGTCATTAGTAGCGTTAGAACACCTGTTCGAATAAACGGGTGAAGCTTTTCGCCCACATCAAATAGCTTTGGGTCCAACATAGGGGATGGTGCGCTGAAATAAGAGGTAGATGCCGGTGAAATCGCGGGAATAGGTCCGCTCTTGGCTATAGCATCAATGTAACTCATAGCCCTATTCTTTCACTGAGTGTGCAGGTACGTCTTGGTTTATTCTGCTTCAGCAGACTTTTCTAGCTGTTTAATACGGAGCACAGTATATTCAGCAGCGGCCTGTGCCTGAAGATCGCTGACGATCTCCGAGCAGAACCGGCGTACCTCCACAAGGGAAGCTTCTCTATCTAAGTCAATAGAGAAAATCTCTGGGTTTCGTTCAACAAACATATCGCCGTTTTCATTCACTAATACGGCAAATCCGGTCTTCATCTTTGGCTTGTTTTGTGTTTCTTCAGTCATGATGCTCCTTATTTGTATAGGCCTTTGTCTTCACGTTGTCTTGTTACATAATATGTCTTTACTGGGCAGAAATCACAAAGATATACGTTGGTACTAGCAGACTGTGCTGCGGACTGTAAACCAACTTCTTTGCGAAGTTCTGCAGTGCTTTTAGGAATTAGACGCTTTTTGCTGTCTCTCCAATCCCCACAAGCTCCTACGGGACGCATATGTAAGTTGTAACACTTCATTGCGTCATCATAGAAAGTTGCTTTAGTTGTGTAGTAGTCTGGATCTAGATCCGCTAAACCCCCACCAACTCTAGTTCTTAAATTCTTTATGATCTCTTTTTTAAACTTTTCTTGAGACCATATTTTTACTCCGATCTTAGATAGAAAACCTGTGTGGGGAACGCCAGCGGACTGATGTTTTTCAACTAACAGCTCTAGCAGCGTATCATCTTCTGGACGACCTTCAAAGTCTGGCAACTCTTCTATGGTCTTACAGTTAAAGCAATAGAGTAGACGAATCTTTGGACCGTCATCACGAACCTCGGTGTATGTTCCTTGGTCGGCAGGCGTGTTTCCACTACCTAAAATAGGAATATCAGACATGGGCCTATCCTAGCAGGTAATTTACTCGCCCCTGGTATTCCTGCGTGGTTTGCTCTGTACGGGGGCTGGAATAGCTGGTGTTGCAAGCTGAGATGTCTCGGTAAGCATCCTTTGCTCATCTGTTTCTCTATCAGAAATGGGAGTTAATCCGGCAGAAGCGGCTAGCTCGTTAACTCTTGCCGGTCCAAAGAACTCTTCTTCAGCCACTTTTCTAAACTGAGTAGTTGGTGGAGCAGGTGGAACAAAAGAATCTGTTTTATGGACGCGTTTATGGTGGGCAATTGCTGGAACTATTAAAGATCTTGCTTCAGTACCCTCTAACCCTAAATTTTTGGCGTGATAATAGTAGGCTTCAGCACTGGGCTGCACGCTCCCATCATCTGCGGTAGACAATGATCTTAAAAGAGCTTGGTGAGCTAAATGTAGGCGGGATTTGCCGCCAGTAGCTCTAGATATAACATCAGGAATTGCAGGCAATGTGGCTTTCCACCCCGCATCAACTAAATCTTTAAAGTCTTTTTCTGAAAGCACGTCTTGAGCTTTAGGTTTTGGAGCTCTTCCTGGACCATGAGTAAGTTTTTTTCTACCCGTCCAAGGTTGAGCACCGGCTTGTTGTGCAAAACTTTCGTCTCTAAATTCACCTAATTTTTTATGTCTAGCTCTATGCACTCGAAATGCAAGTCTGTCGTCCTTTGTGATCGGATAGCTAGCAAACTCTTCTCCGCCCATATACTCAGACGCGGGAGTTGGTTCCATAGAAACTGCTGTTTCATCCCTACTTAGTTTTAGAGCTTTTAGATGCCTATCACATACGGGCATGTGCATTTCTTGACCCGGAACTTTTATAAAGTGTCTGGCATAACCCGCATGTCTAGAACCTGGAGCATCACATTGCAATGGTTTGTGTGCTTCCGGTCTATTTCTAAATAATTTTTCTAAATAGTCAAAAGTAGGTTCATCTAATTCGCCTGTATACGCATCTACCTGAGTTTCTTCAGGTATGCCAATTACTCTACGACGATATCCGCCAGGATGAAACTCTTCACTGAGGCCAACCTCAACGTGACCCCCAGATTTTTCAATATCTGTTTTACCTGGTTTAATGGTATCTGGAAGCGCCTCAAACTTATCGGGAGATATGTCTGGGCCTTGTCGTTTGGCCGGTACATTACCACCAGAACCTGGGACAACATCGTTAGCCATTTTTCTTTCGCTTCTTGCCTTTGGTAAGTGCGGTAGCGTTATCTCTTAATTCTCTGTTATCACGAATTCCCATAGTTCCGGTAAACTCATTATCATCAATTGCATAGTCTGGATGATCTTTTGGTAGGGCAGCACGACGAGCAATATCTGCATTTATTTCTGCTATTAAATCTCTCTTTTTAGGAGCAAAACTAGGACGACTGTTGTCGCGACGTGGAACATTACTCATCTTGTTTCGTCATCCTTTTCATATCACGTTCTTCTTTAAATTTACCCATTGATATTACATTATTATTGGATTCGTCTGCACCAACCATTAGATTAGCTAAACGACCCTTCCCAGCTAAACCATTTAGTACATCTGCAGTAGTATTTGGTCCAGCCTTTTTAACTCCGAATCCCATGTCATTTGCTACTAAATGCGAAGTGTCTTCTGGTTCGTAGTCGTCATCATAACTAGATTCACCAGTTACTTCGTTAATGCCTTGTTCTTTACCTAGTATGTGCTCAAAAAACGCATTTTTTCCTAAACGAAAACGCGCTTGAATATCGCCAGGACCTCTTCTAATAGGTACGACGTTAGACGGAGTGTCCTTCTCGTCCATGGACTAGTAGGTTGGCCCCATAGTATCTTCATAAGAGTTAGAAACTCTTTGAGAAGACGATGCAGCTTTTGTAGCTAATGGGTTTACCTTAGTGGAATCTTCTTGATCAATATAATCATAGTTCCAATAAGGATGTAAGTCTTGACGGTTAGCTCTTACTAGTTCGTCGCCCTTGCCTGCAGCTACAGTTGTATTCGGACGTACCTTACGATACTTTCCATCAGTAGCGCCTTCGTTTAGGCTTTGGTTTAGTGAGCGTGATTCGTTAGTTGCCATTAGTTATCCTTTTTCTTAGGTGCGGTTACTTGTACAGAAGGCATTGGTTCACGATATGGCTCGTTCTTTTTTGCGCCACCACTTGTCCAAGGATCTGCTGCACGGGCATCGTTATCCTTTTTAGCAGCGCTAGTAACGCTAGCTAAAAGAGCAAGTCCATTAGGTGATTTAAATCCCTTACGTATTTTATCTCTACGAGGTACAAAACTCATTTTTTGCCCGCTTTCTTTTTCTTTTTGGCCTGTTTTTCCCGCTCTTTATCCGACATAGTCTTTACCTTTAAAGGTACGATCTTTGTTTTTTTAAGTGGGCTATCCACGTCTATAGTATTACGTGTAAATACCCTTTTATCTCGTCTAACGCCCGCCATTATGACTTCACATCCCGTCTGACTTGCTTTCTAACCCTAGGTCTGATTACTTTTCGGGTTCTAGACCTCTGTCCAGTAGCTCTATAAATACGGCGTTGTGCAGCGCTTTCTGAACCTGGGTTTAGTGTAGTAGATTGTTTACCTACCCAACGCCCAGAGGGTCTTTTCTCCCAACTATCGCCAACAGATTGGTATTTAACGCCGGTCTTAGTTTTAGGTTTGCGAGCTACGGCAGGTTTATAAGCTTTTACAGTCTTAGGTTTTTCAGCCACCCATAGCCCCTTTCCTTGCAGATTCGTACTTTAAATTTCTACATGTTGGGCAAACCTTGCCGTCACCATACATGACAACTACCGGATCCATAACTTCCCTGCACTTACGACAAATTCTACTACCATCATAGATAGTAAGGGTACTGATTTCTTCTACCATACGGACTCAGTTACGTTTCTGGAAGTACCCTGGTAAGAAGTTGGAGACTGTGAGTAGTCAGTTCTAGTTGGCTGGTACTCAATATTGACATCTACTATGTCCATAATAGTAAGCTCTTCAGTTCTATAGCCGAACTTAGGACGAAATAGCTGGATCTGAGGTAGGTTAGGACGCACAATATCTTGAATCATAGCTGCCGGCAAAGTTACAGACATAATTGCACGACTAATTAAGGCATCCTGGGTATCTTCAAAAGGACCCATGTAGTCATAACGGATTTTAGGACCGTTATCTACAATTTCACGGGGCTTACTGTGATCGTATACGCCGTCTTGCATCATGGTTTTCTCTTTGGTAATCGACTCATCTTTTTACCTACACTTTTTGATGAAGCCAAAGCATCAGTAATATTTGATGTTATAAGCGGCTCATCATCGTTACTTGTTGTGCCGCCAGAAGGGTTAACTTGACGACCTTGTGGAAACCAACGAAGTCTGTCTCGTAAATATTCATGTCTTGGATGTGGATTATCAAAAGTATGTACAGTCTCTCCGGCAGCACGTTTAGCACGTACGCCTGATCTTTCTTCGTCTCTTCTTCTTTTTAGCGGTTTAGAAAGATCGCCAAAGGGGTCCTCTTCATCCATATATCTAATGACGTCTTCCATTCTATGCCAAGTTCTTGTACCACGCTGTAAACGATCTTCACCGCTACTACCCATACCCTTACGCTCAACGTAATGTGGCATGTTTCTGGTGTGTGTCCATTTTTTGACGGTATCTGGATGAACGCCGTAAACTCTCGAAAGCTCTGAGTTACTTAAAAGAGATAAGCCCTCATTATCAACAGGAACTGGTGCTGCAGTTGAGGGGCGTGTATATTCCTTAGACATAACTTCATCAAAATGTTCTTTGCTTTGAATAGGCTGAGCCTTAGGCATATCGTCTCTGGGATCGGCCACTGCTTCAAACTTTTTGACCTGGGGGGTTTTTTTATTATTGTCTTTTTTTGCCATTATTGCCACCTAGGTTTTAGGTGTTCAAAATGTCCAGCAAGCTTTGTATTAAACTCTAGAGGTACGTTGGCAGATATATTAGCCTTACCATCATTGATTAAACGTGGTGCTGGAGCTAAAGTAGACTTAGGGGCATTGCGTTTAACCATAAAAGCAACTCCCCCCTCATTATCTATAAGCTTAGCTTGAGCTTTAATTCTACGGTCAGGCTCTAGTCCTTCTGGCCAAACATATTCACCAAGGTCTATGCGTTCGCCCTTATGAACACCGCGTTGGTATCCACGTTGATTCTGACGTGCCTTAAGGGAGTCAAGTACAACATCTGATACCGCGTAAGGCTTTCCTCTATCGTCACGGCGAGAACGAATAGTGCCTAAATAGCCGTCAGGGTATTCAGCAGACGGCGTTTTTCCTACACCAATACGCAATGAATCCATTACGCTGCGAGTAACTACAGGCGTACCTCCACCACCAGTAGTGGTGTAAGCTCCAATATACCCGCTAGCGCCCAGGTATTGCCAGTTTTGATGTGAGGATGGCACGATTATTTCTCCTCAGTAGTCTCTTTAACTTCTGCTTTCTTTTTTACTGCTGCTTTTGGTTCTTCAACCACTTTTGGTTCTTCAACCACTTTTGGTTCTTCAACTACAGGCTCTTCAACAACAGGCTTTGAAATAGCGGGGGTAGGTAAAGAAACTTCAAAGATCTTTACGTTTAGATCTCTACTTAGTTTTATAAACCATGGCAAGTGAGAAGCACAATAAAATTGAGACGTTGGTTTTTGTCTCAGTTCGTATACAGCAACACTTGAACAGTTATCGCACTTCATTATTTTTTCTTTTTCTTCTTTGACTCTGCCACGATTGATTCAAGTTGTTTTTCAATCTCTGGAAGAACAGCTTTGACAATACCAAATGCTGGGTCTTTTGGATTAAATGCACGTGCTGCTACGGGTACAACAGCTGCAAGTCCTGCGGCAATAATTCCTTTTGGATCTGTAATTTCTCCAGTTTGCCATACGGCTAAAGCTGCTGCAATAAAAGAGCGACCGTATGAGGCTAACATAGCCTGTAGTTGTTTCTTGTCCATATTTATCCTTTCTAGGGAGGGTCCTAGACTACCAATAGTGCCCTAAAAGGGGTGTAACGTCAGGCTAATCCCGGCCTTCTTTGAGGTGCTGATCTAATCTGCCCTTCATTTCAGCCACATCAGCCCGGATCTCGGACAACAAGGGGAGGATCTCCAACTTAACTTTGTCAGAAAGACTTGATCCACCGTTAGGTTTTAATTCACTTAAGTATTCTTTAACAAGATATTGATTAAACTTTTTAATTCCAATTCCGAGTGATGAAAGAATTGCAATTAGTCCTGTAATTACTCCAACCCAATCAAGTACTGACATTTAAACTCCCAAGCGATATTAAGTTGTAAGTGCAAACTATGATACATGTAACACAATCTGTCATGGTAAAGTACGCTTACAAGATAGGAGATTACCGTAAATACACTGCGTATATTCGCAGCACTAATTGGTCTCTATAAAAGAATAACATTTGCCCTAGGAGTAGGGTTTTTTTTCGTATTGCTAACTATTTCTTCTGCCTACGCTGAAGGGGAAGGGTCAACAACCACAGGAGAAACAACCCAACAGCCCACACAAAGTCCAGAACCATCTCCTAGTCCTTCCACAACGTCACGGTTACCTCCGTTCAAAATAAAATTGAGAGCGCAACTGTAACATTAAACACGGCTGTTCAAGCCGCTAGTTCAGAACAACAATCTGCTGCCGCTACTCCGGTTGCAGAAGCTCAGACAGCTATTGCAGCCGCCGAATCTGCCACCGTAATAGCTGTAGCAGCGCAAACTGCCGTTGATTCTCAAACTGTTGTGGTGTCTACGGCAGCAAGTAACGTGTCTACTGCTCAAGAGCAATTGGCTACTCTTCAGGGTGCCCCAGAAAACACAAAAGTTTTTACAACAGATGGGTATGTAGCTCCGGTAGCTCCTGAAAGCCCTACGGTAACTACTACTACTCTTCCTATTATGTATGATGCTGCAACTAAGATTCAAACACCATTTGACATTAAAATGGGTGATACCGTCTATAACGGTCAAGGAACAGCTAGCCAGATCTATGTAACTTCTAAAGCAACTATTACCTTTGGTACTGGCGACTTTAACTGGTGGGATTTTCCTAATGGTCCAAGCATCTCAGTGTTTGCAAGTGACTACCAGAATGCTGGTCCTGGGGCATCGACTGTAGTCACTACTACAGAAACTACTCTGGAAGTTGATTGGACCCTCCATAAGTTTGCAGATCCAAATGGACCGTTAACAAATGTTAATTGGAAGATGACGGTAAACCCTGAAACTGGGGAATGGACAGGAATCGGTAAGATTTCTGGAAACACTACTGGCTTGTGGAATGGGCCTAGAACAGGAGTAAGAGAAGCTGTAGGAGAACCAGTTAAACCAATGACTGCCGTAACTTCTGAGACCATTGCTGCAGCTGAAATTGTTGTAACAACAGCTCAAACTACTTTATCAACTGAGCAAACAACCCTAACTACACTAACTGAAACAGCTACTGCAACTATTGCTGCTGCGGATCAGTTGGCAACTGTTGCTGTTGAGAAGGTTGCGACTGCAGTAACTGCGCTCTCAGCACCTGTAACTTCGCCAGAGACTCAACAGCCGTCTGTGTCGCCAAGCGAACCGACTCCTGAACCTGCTCCCTCTCCAACTCCTCCTGCTCAAGAATCTTCTCAATCAACAAATCCTCAGAGCCCTCAGCCATCCACTCCTCAACAATCTGACGCGCCTTCGCAATCTCAAGATTCCACAACAACTCAAACTGATGCTGGTCCATCTACTTCTCCTTCTGACACTGGCAATTCTGGCACTGACACGGCTCCAGAACCTCAACCCGAGACTCAACCTCAACCAACTTCTCCTGAGCCTCAGCCTGAGCCAACCTCTCCATCAGAACCTGAGTCTGAGGATCTTCCAGTAACTCCTGAATCGCCGTCTGAACCTCAGGACGAACCTGTAGAACCAGAGCCAACTCCTCAAGAGCCTGAACAAGAACCTTCTGAAGAGGAAACACAAAATCCGGAAGAGGTTGATCCGGTTGATACTCCAGATGACAATCCTTCAGACACTCCAGACGATTCAGAGAATCCTCAAGAAGATTCTGAAGCTTCCAATGATCAGTCCACAGAAACGGATTCATCTACTGAGTCGCCCACAGAAGAACAATCAGAGCCCACAGAATCCCCAACAGATACGGAAGATACTTCATCGGAATCCGAAGAAACTTCGGAGCCTCCATTGGAAGATGGCGCAGCTGAGGAAGAAGAATCACAACAGCAGTCACAAGAGCAAGAGCAAGAAAATCAGTCCACAGAATCATCCTCTAATACTACACCTTCTGTAGAAGAAGCTGTCACAGAGGCGCTAGCAGATGGAAAACTAACGGAAGCTGAGAAAGAGGTTGTTGCTGAAGCTTTAATTGAGGCTGCTAATGGCGGTCCAGTATCTGCTGAAGCCATAAAAGAAGCAGGTATTGAATATAAAGATCTTCCTGCCGAGACTCCAGTTGAGGTTAGGAAGGATGAAAACGGTAACGAAGTTATAATTACAGCAGACGTTGCTGCGGCTCTCGTTTTATTAGAGAACCCATCTGAATTAGTTGGCGCAATATTTAGCGACCCCGGGGAAGCACTACAAGCACTTGGAAGTATCGGTGCTGATATGTCCCCTGAAGAAAGAGAAGAAGCAGAAAAAATGGTAGTTGCTGCCGTCATTGCAGGCAATGCTGCAATCAATGCTGTAGCAGTTGCTGGCGCTGCTGGAGGAACCACCACCGGTGGTAGCTCTAGTGGTGGAGGAAGTTCTGGAGGCGGAGGAGCCTCTGGAGAATCAAAAGGATATAGGAGACGCAAACCTTGAAGCTACTTAGAGACATGATAGATCAGCTTTGGACACTATTAGGCATGTTTATTGCCTGGGTTGTCCTAGACGGTAGTGCTAAGACTGTTGTAGGCTACGCAATAGTAGGCACCTTGCTGGCGTGGGCAATCACATACCCCTTGAGGAACCCAAAGGATGAAGAATAAGAGTAAGCTATTCCTTGCAGGAATGTCCCTGGTCTTTTTAACAGGCTGCGGATATGATGGACATTTTAGATATCCGTGTCAAGATCCAGCAAACTGGGAAGCAGCAGAATGCAAGCCACCAATTTGCACAGCTAGTGGAACTTGTCCAGAAGACTTAGGCAAACCAGAACAAGAAGGAACACAAAATGGCTAAAGAAAGACTTACCCCCCAAGAACTAGATGCTCGCCTTAAGTTTATTTTAGGCATAACACTAGGCTCTATTTTATTTTTTACCGCTATAGGTATTCTCTATGGCCTTTTATTTGTTACTCAACCTATTGGGGCTCAGTCTGAAAATGACAAGATGTTCTTTAACGTTCTTGGAAGCGTAGCAACATTTATCACCGGAACCCTTGCTGGCCTTCTTATCGGTCAATCAGGCGCTAAAGATATTATGGCAGCACAGCTTGCTAATAAAGAGATGGATGCTAAGAACACTCAAGCCGACAAGAAGCTTGAAGCGGAGATTGATGATGCTAAAGCCCGTAGATTGGCAAAACCAGACGGCGCTATGCCAGAACCACAACCAGTAGATGAGGAATGGGATAAAGACTAATGGCTGAAATGGGAACAGCAGCAAAGCTCATTGAAGTAGCTACTGCGGAGATTGGAACCGTAGAAGGTCCTAAAGATAACGAAACTAAGTATGGTGCTTTTACCAAGGCTAACTTTCAGCCATGGTGTGGCTCATTCGTTATGTGGTGCGCTGATCAAGCTGGAGTAAAAGTACCTAATACTGTTTACACTCCAGGTGGAGCACAAGCATTTAAGAAGAAGAACTCTTGGATTGATGGAGACCTAGCTGATCCAGAACCAGGCGATATTGCGTATTTTGATTTCCCATCCGATGGAGTAGACCGTATTTCGCACGTCGGCATTGTTGTTAAGGACAATGAAGACGGCACCGTATGGTGCATAGAAGGAAATACCTCTGGAGATTCCAAAGGTAGTCAACGTAACGGAGGAGAGGTCTGCAAAAAACTACGTGCATACAAGAAAAATAAAAAGAATGTACAAATCTCTATCGTTGGATTTGGTCGCCCAAAGTTTAAAGGGGCAGCTAAATCATCTCCGTCTCCAGCTGCTGAAACTCAGGAGACATGCCATTGTTGTGGTAAACCTAAATAATTAGGATGTGATCCTTATCTAGGACGGGGAGCCGAAAGGCTCCCCGTTCTTATTTATAAGACTACTAGCTCCCTGCGTGGATCTATACCATCCCCTACGACTAAAGAAACAAGACCTGGGGCGCTTTCAAGACCGGACTTATTTCTAAACCAAGCGGAGCCATTATCCATTGCAGGGTTCTGTATAAATAACCTAGGGCCTACGCTTTGAACATGGTAGTGATGAAAGTGACCAACATTTAGAATGTCAGCTTGAGCGACGGAGCAACGTCCCATAGCTTGTCCCATCCACCACTTAATAAGATCCCTAGCTTGATGGCCATGAGCCATGCCATATAGGGTTCCACTTAAATCTACTGCAATAGTTGAATCGTCTGCAGCAGGATACCTAAACTCAACTCGATCACGAAGGAAATCATTTTCTTTACAGATATCTTCTACTGAAGCAACAATATCAATCTGCCAAGAATCTTCCGGCCTACCTACAAGAAACCTTTGTACCTCATCATGATTACCAGGAACTACAGGAATAATAATTTTAGATGTTAGTTGAGACATGGCTTTAATCTGTGAAATAAGCATGCGTCGTCCTACACGAACTTGTTCTGATACTCCTATATCATGACGTCCCATGACTTTACCTTTTTGGCTAGTCATGCCTTCGATGCAATCGCCTAACTGTGGTAATGCGATCTGACCAATAGAATATTTTTTAGTTAGTTCTTGATGGCGTTCTACTGATGCATCAAAACCTTTTAACACTCTATCAATAATAGCTGGGGTATCGTCTTTACCGTATTGTGTGTCGCCAATGCTATATACGGCTGTTAAATCTCCAGTTGTATCTACAGACTTGTTTGGTGTCCACTTGCTTATACCCTCCAACAACTGCTCTAAGTCATAATCTTTTTTAACCGAATCAGTAACTGGAACTACGTTAACTCTAAACGACTCTAACCAATCACCGTTGTATGTTTGCCAACGAGATCTACGATGGGATACGACTGCCCACTCTTCTGGGTTTAGATTTGCTTCACGCAGAATATCTTCTGCACCTGGCGTATTACCATCTGGTCTAGGTGTTGAAACAACAAATCCACCATCAGTGCCAATCTCTGATCTAGGACGCCAAGCATCCGGAATACTTTTATTTAACTTATCTGATCCTTGATTACCGGCTTGAATTATTGCATCGTAATCATCTGCTAAGGACATCCGCATGCTCCATTTCTATGGGTGAGCAGGGATGACAAACCAAATGTTGCTCCTGCTTTTTGGTATAAACGAAAAAGACTTCTCGTTGAGAAGTCTGCGTCATTAATCGAAGTATCAAATGCAGCTCTATCATTTTCTGCAAGAGAAGCTGCCCATTGTCCTACAACACAATAGTTGAGGATCTTGTTATTTTCTTTAGCCTCTTCGTAGAGGTTTTGTAACATGTGTTTGCTCCGTATGTTGGTCCGTATTGCCTAGCCCCAATTCTGAGGCTAGGCATATACTACACGAAATTAGTACGAAGCGGAAGTTCCGCCGTCAAAGTTAATTCGAGTACGCTTTGTAGCTGTACGAATAATGACGCCGTTACGTTGGGTCTCACCTGAAGCTGGGTCTACCTGCTTTGTATATCTAGCGGTAGTAGGTGAATAAGCTGCGCCATTTCGCTCAGCTGCTGAAGGCAACGCGTTCTTACGATTTGCTTTAGTACCGTAAGCGCTTGGGTCTCCAGACTGTGCACCCTGCTTCTTAACTAACTTACCAGCTTTTGGTGTAGCCGTAGAAAACTTAGTGCCTTCACGTCCCATAGGGGTGCGGCCTTGCTTTGCCATTCCGGCTAAAGCTTCTGATGTTGCATCTGCCATTTTAATCCTAACCCTTGTTAGATCTCTTAATGATAAGAATACCCTAAGAGACTTGTATAGTAAAGACTATCGCAGAGATTTGTCCATCTCTTGAATCTACCGTAGTAAATCCAGGTCTGCAAGTAAGATCAAGCCCTCTTGGGGCAACATATCCACGAGCTATTGCAATAGCTTTGACAGCCTGGTTGACAGCGGATGCGCCTACGGCTCTTAATTTAACTTGAGGAGCCTCATAGAGAGCGTGGGCGATAGCCGAACCAACCGACTGTGCATTAGATCCAGCGCTTACACGCAGGAATTTATCTTCAGTTTCTTCTGCCACGTTTAGTAGTCCTTCGGTTTCGAATAGTGGAAGCCCTCCGAAGGTAAACGGTACGATATTTATGGGGTTAAGTCAGCGTATCCTGCCGCCTTTAATAGCTTAATTAGGTCGTCTAACCTAAGAACTGCTGGCCAGTCTCCCACGGTAGCTGGTCCCTGGCCATTCAGTCGGAGGACGGCTACAGGCAACAGGTCGTCCGCACTTCTTTCCTTTAGCTGCTTTATAGCTGCACTTGGATTAAAATCTTTGCGAGCTTTTACTTCCCAATCTATGCCGATAGTTCCTGTAACGTCAGTACCTGATCTACCCGCACCAGTAGACTTTGCATAAGGCCAGCCTTCAGACACTAACTTGTTGGCAAGAATGTCCTGGGATTTGTACCCGCGATGCTTTCTAGATTGCGATGGCATCGTTCATCCTAATTTTAATTAGGAGTTCTAAGTCTTCTAAAGTTCCCCCATTGACAATGGTATGGTCTGGAGTAAATCCGTCCAACTCAGTCTCTGATATGTGAGAATTTACTGCTTCTACTCCAGGGCGTACAACTCTCCAGAGCTGCCCCTCAAACCGCTCAATATAATTTGCTTCGTTGGTAAAACGAACATCAGTAACAACGATTCTTTCTGATGGGTGCATGTCAGATAAGGCGGCTTGAATCCAAAAGTCTTCATTAAAAACTTTACGGGCAGATACTCCCAAGTCTTGTAATAAACGCCTTACTTGATTCTCCTGCTTAGCTTTATCCCAACCAACAAGATCTACTAAGTCTTTTAGATAACCTGTTGGGCTGCAAGCAACCAGGGGATTTACGTCGTACAAAAACTCTCTGATCTTATCTGCAAAAGCGACACGTCTATATCCATACTTCTCTACAAGAATGTTTGCTACAGTATCTTTACCCGACTGAGCATAACCTGTTAGTCCAATTAACTTATAGGATCTTCTAATACCAAGCTCTTCATCAGTAAATAAAGCCATTTGTTCCCAAGTCATGTGTCCTCCTAAGGTAATAGCCAGGTACTTCTACCTGCAGCTTTGTTTATATTAACTCTACGAGTAATCTCTCTATTGATTAGAGCAATATCTTTTGATAAGCGGTCAGAGATAATCTTTATAAGGCCGCAATAATTTGATAGTTCTTGCAAAGCATCCGCTTTGTTTCGGTACTCCTCATCCAACTCAATCTCTGCGTCAATCATGGCCACTGCCTTGCCAGAACCCTTGAGGGATAATTTTTTTTCAGCCCTAACTATGCTAAGAACTTTTTCGCCTTCTGCTTTATCTACTTCTGCACACCAAAGCTGTAGGTTTATAAACTCTAAATAAGCAACATACTTTGTGTATAAATCCATAACTTCTTCTTCCATCATACCTGTGATGTCTGATGGTAATGCTGGAGCGTCATAACCAAAACGTTCGTTAACTAATAAGCCTTGATTCTTTAACGCCTGAATAGTTCTACTACTGGCCTCAGCTACCTTTAATTCAATAGGGCTCATGCTTCTCCTCCTCTAAAAGGTGCACATCTCTTACACCCAACTACTGGGTTAATACTACACACTGGTGGTCGGTTGTTGTCAACTGCCCAGGAAACATCCATAGCCTTATCAAAAATATCTTTGGTGTACTCGGGGTTATATTGAACTGTAAATTCTTTATAGTCTTGACTTGATTTAAGTTCATAGATAAATACAATCTCTGTTGGCGCAGAATCTAAAAGACCTTCTGCAACCATTAAATGACATAAATGTAGGTATACCTGCCCCTGCAACTGGTGGCTTCTAAATGGAGACTTGATATTCTTCCAGGCTTTTTCTACATCTCCGTCGGCCTCTGCTAGTAAATACGGGGCTTCAAAACGAAGAGTCCCAGGACCTATTGATTTAATCTCAATAAGAAAATCGGGCCCTAATCCCTTAACCCAACCATCTGCTTTTCCAGAAATCTTATGCTTAGCGCTGTGTAGAGGAACTTCTGCATAGTCAACACTTGGGTGAATATCTTTTGATAAAGCCCAACTTGTTCCAGTTTTATCTTTCCACGTACCGTACAAGTTTCCCATTTCGGCAATCCATGTTTGCCATTTAGTGTGAATGTAGTTACCTTCAGCAAAAATAGATGCCTGTCTAAGAGTTAACTTATCCCGCACTTCTACATAATTTCCACGTAGTGCGTGATAAGCAGCTAAGGCACACCACTCTATCTTTACTAGATCAGATGGGTGAAGTACGTCATGATTACGTTCATCAAAAGGCTTTGCAAGTATGTGGCGCTCTAAAGCACCTACAAGCTTTGTTTCTCGCTTCTTTGTATTAAGGAAGCTTTTTAGCTCCTTGTTTTGTATCGCCTTTTTTACCACGTTTGTCCTCCGAATCAAGCCACTGGTCTAAGCTTAAACCCTTGGCGGTATACCGACGCTTAGCTGCATTTCTTTCTCTATGAGACATGCCGCCAAAAATTCCATGTAGTTCATCATTAATGATAGCTTCCTTTAAACATTCTCTACGTACAGGGCACGGAGGTCTCCCATCTTTGCCCCAGCAAATAGCCTTAGCTTTGTCTGCTATCTCTTTATATAAAGTTTTGTCTCGTGGCGGAAAAAATATTTCCGTATCTTCTCCTCGGCACTTAGCCTCATATCTCCACGCCCAAGACACTCTGTCCTGGTATTCGTCCATCAGTCTCCCACTATTAAGTTGTGCAGCTCAAAAAAATCCTCCTCTAATAGGACTACATAATTCTCACCGTCTAGGTGTAATCCTAGCACTGGTTTACGACTATCCAGGATCGCCTCTTTGGTGATCTTCTTGAGCACTTCAGACTTAATGGTGACCTGTTTTTTTCCAGTCCACTTATGCTCTATGAGGAGGCTGTCGTTTCTTACATCCCCTTTACGAGACCAAAACGCCCCCGAAGCAGCACTGCGTTGCCCGCCTATTTTTTTGGCTAGCCTCTTCTCGTGCTTTAGGGACTCTTTTTTACCCCTACTCTCCATCGAGCATCAAGATTGGCTTGGTCTTAAGAGTATCCATAACAGCCCGGCTAATCTCCTGCTGTAGGTCAACTTCTTCTCGCAGAGAGTCTAGGAGGGCTTGGGTACCCTGCCACTTACGCTCTCCGTAATACATCCAACCTCCACGGCGGTCTACGATCCCATTTAGAATCGATAAAGCAACAATCTCTTTAGCAGAATCATAATGACCTGCATCGATTGCCCCACCGTCCGAAAAATAAAAGTCTAGGTACGCCGTTTGTTGCGGTGGAAAGGTTTTGTTTTTGATGGTCCGAACGCGAATAGTTTGTCCAACACGTCGCTTATCTTGTCCAGTACCGACTTCGAGCCACTCGTCTCGTTTGACTTCACAACGAATCGAGTATGCGTAGTCTTTGCCGAGTCCTCCCGGCGTTGTACGCGGGTCACCGTGCATCACTCCGATCTTCATTCTATATTGGTTGATCATAATTCCTAAGATTGGGCGTTCGTCTTCGACGAGATCGCGCTTTGTAGCAGCTGCAACCTTACGGAAGAACTTATTTGTAAGCATAGCTCCGCGTCCGACCGTAAACTCCTCCATAGTTTTCTCATCCTCAGCCGAGGGTACAAGAGCAGGTAAAGAGTCGATGACAACCATGTCAACAGACTTAGACTCACAAAACTGAATAACAGCGTCAAATGCATCCTCCATACTATTTGTTTCTACAATCAGTACCCTAGAGGTATCGACTCCGCACATCTGTGCGTATTCTGCGTCAAAGTTTTCAGCAGCTACCCATACAGCAGTAAAGTCTGCATTTGCTTTTTGATTAGCTGCAATAGTTTTCAGCGCAATAGCTGTCTTGCCGTGAGATGCCTCACCAACTACTTCAACCCAATGATTCATAGGCCAGCCCCCACCTAGAACTACGTCAAGTGTAAGAGAACCGGTAGTAATTCTTTTAGGTAATCTCATTTCTGAGGCAGTAACTACGGTGTTGTTTCCTAGTTTTTTGTTAATAGATGCCGCAATTTTTAGTGCATCTGAATTAATTGTCATGGTCATTACCCGATCCTATCTACGATTACAGTGGGGTTGAATCCGCTTCCTTGTGCTGGTTGTTTTGCTGGAGTTACTGGACCTTCGGACCCGGTACCACCAACACCGCTACCAGCTTGAACTAATGGGTAGCCGCAATCATAGCAGCGTTTACGTTGAGTGCCTTGAGGCGCCATGTAATTTCCTGATGTACAGTTTGGACAACGTTCAGTATCTCTTGCGCTAGCAGCTCTAGTAACTAGCTGATCTTGGTTTGGATCGTAAGAAACTTGAACGTTAGGTTGCTGGGTAGTGGGGCGGTATACATTGCCCGGCAATGGACTTGTTGGAGGTGTAGTAGGTACGGCGTTTGGATTACCTAATTTTTTGTTCCACCAATTTGCATTACTCATAGTCTTCCTCATCTACTAATAGCTTTGAGTCAATTAATCCTAATGAAAATAGAGTTGATACGCAAGAGACCGCAGCCGATAGAGATACCAGTCTAAATAATTCGTGAAGTTGGGCTGCATCCTTTTCGCTCAAAGCGTCAGGATCTCCTGAGGAATCATCCAACATATACGCTGCAGTAGTTATCTTTGCACATAAATCTGCATGAGAATCAATTAGGGGCAGTAGTGCTCCCATCCTAGAAAGTCTAGCTTGACTATCTTGTTCTTCCATTTCTGAGACTTCGTCGGAGATGGGAGGTAGGCCCATTGCATCAGCTATACCTTCAGGAGGAGTAAGCATAGTGTCGTAAATAACTTGTCGCATAAGCACTGGAAGAGGAACCTGCGTTACTGTAATCCTTTTCTTCTTACGTCTAAATAGCCTCACTTTGCCTCTCCCCATCTATTTACTACCTTTACATCTGCTAACAAAGGTATGTTCAATGCTTTGATGCCTTCCATAGCTTGACGAATTGCTTCAGCTGTTTGCTCAGCAACATCTGCTGGCGTTACTGTAACTAACTCATCGTGTACCGTAAGAATAAGGCCTGCCCCTTCCGGGATCATTTTGTTAGCCCTAATCATAGCAAGTTTAATTAGGTCAGCTGCCGACCCCTGTATAACCGTGTTAAAAGCTTGACGTTCAGCACGAGAACGCTTCCAAATTTCTGAGGATCTAAGATCAGGCAAATACCTGCGCCTCTTTAAAAGAGTGCTGGCGTAAGGTATGGGAGACTGACGCTTGCTTTCAGCTATAACTAGTCGTTTATACCTAGAAACAGAGGGAAACTTTCTGGAAAACTCATCAAGTAATTCTTTTGCTTCCGATAAAGAACACCCAATCGATGTAGAGATTTTATCTGGGCCAACACCGTAAGCTAGGGATAAGACAAGAACCTTTCCAGCTTTTCTATCTACACCCATAGTATCTCCGATAGTGGTATAGATATCCTCCCCGTTAAGATATGCCTCGCACATAATACGGTCCCCACTAAAGGATGCAATAACTCTAGGCTCAATCTGACTATAGTCAGCAACAACTAGCTGATGACCTTCTGGCGCTACAAACAGATTTCTAATAGCTTTTCCATTGGCGGTGTGTGGTGCTGGCACATTTTGTAGGTTTGGATTTCTACTAGAAAATCGACCTGTCTCTGCCCCATACTGAACAAAGTCTGTATGAATTCGGCCTTTATTAAGCAAAGCCTTCTTAGCAACAATCTTTGATTTGCCGCCTAAAGTTCTAGTTATATCCCCACCAAGGTAGGGAATCACATAGGTAGTCAACAACTTATTTAAATCAGAGTACTGAATAAGGCTATCTACTAACTCATCCTTACCAGCAAAAGCCTGTAGAGCCGGCTCAGCAACTGAGTAGTCGGCAACTGTTGGTGTAAGACCCTGATCGATTCTCTTCTGTCCTGCCGGAGTTAATACCTTTGGCTTTAGTCCTCGTCCCCCAACTGTTTTGGGAGAATACAAAAGCTTTTGTTTTTCTGGAACACTGTTGATATTAAAAGCTTTGCCGGCATTTTTATATATATCTGCCTTAGTTTGTTCTAGCTGCTCTTCTAAGTTAATCTTAAGAGAAGAAAGCTCACTAACATCGATGTCTGCTCCCCGCAGCTCCATGTTGCAAATAACCTCTAGTACGTCCATCTCTAAAGCAAAAATACCTTGTAATCCATCAATTTTTAAACGATCTGAGTAGTTTAAGTAAAGCTTCCAGGTCCACTCGGCATCCAAGGCTGAGTATTTAGCAACCTCATCAAAGCTGTGAGACTCTACGTGAGCTCCGACTCCCTTAACCATATTGTATTTAAACTCACGCTCAAGGCAATCGTCAAGACCTAAACTGTTGCGAACTTGGTTATCTAATATAAACGCTGCATTAAGGGTACAAGCGTAAGGCTGTGCAGGTAACTGCCCCAAATACTTTGTAATGCTTTGTAGATCAAACTTTAAGTTATGACCGACTTTAATCTTGTCACTTAAAAATAATGGTTTCAATGCTGAAAAGACTTCAGCTGGAGTTAATTGCTTGGGTGGCTCACTAAAGATGCGCTTAGCCTTACGTTCATCTTTACTGTAATCGATAGGACGAAGCTCTAGTCCTTTAAGCACTCGTGCGTGTGCGGAAGGCAGTAGTGGATATTCAACACGCAAAAAATCTCCGTTGGGATGTCCCATAGGTATGACATCTACTCTGTCATGTGTTGCTAAAGATATCCATACAACAACGTTTTGTCGTGGATCTCCTCTGTGATCGCCCATGCTCTCGACGTCAAATGCAAAAGCATCTACTTGTTCATAGGCTGAAACTAATTCTTGTAACTGTTTAGTGGTCGTAATAATATTCATGGGTCTCCTGTTTAAGTGTTAGGAGCCGGGGAAGAGAAAGGAGGTTAAACAAAACCCGGCTCCTAACAACGATGATTGGTTATGCCTGTCCAGCTAGTTCTCGAGCTACCTCTTCCAACTCGGACTTACTCGGGATGTAGAGGGCATCCGGGCCAAGTGGCTTGAGGGGTTTAATTAGCTCTGCAGCTGCGACAGGGTCGATGTCCCAGTCATCAGCAAGATCGCGCTCTTTAACAGGAGTAATAGAGTACGCGGTCTTGGTTCCAGTACCAGACTTGCTCACTGCCCAGTAAAGATCTGAGCGGTCAAGTGGTCCAGTCTTTTTATCCATGTGCAACTTCTCAAGTTGTCCACATAGACGAACGCCAACAATCATCAACTGAAGTTGTGGTTCTTCTTCAGATAGATTTAGAACAGTAAAAGCAAACTTCTGTGAAGGTACGCTTCCTACTGCGATTAATGGATCTCCTTCTCCAATACTAATGAATGATTTTTTTCCTTGACGATTTACCCAATGCTGCATAAAAGTCATTGGCTCTCCAGAAATAAATTTGATTAGCTTAACGTCTTCTTCAAATCTAAAATCAGTAGCGTACTTCTGATTAGATTTAGCTACTGCTTTCTTTGCAGCAGCCCAACCACTTTGGATTGAAGAAGAGCGATTAGTTGTATCGTTTTCATCTTCTTGGGTAAAAATTTCCTCCAGCTCAGATGCTGAAGGTGTGTGAGGTTGTGCGTCAACATAACTGTCTAAGTTAGGTGTTTCTGTCTTTTCAATTCGAATACCCATTCTGGGGTACTCCTTTCATAGGATCATAGGATCATTGGTCATAGGTCAAATTCAAGAAACGGCTGTTTCTTGAGAGTGAATCTTACTCCATTTTTCCATCAACTCAATTGATAGATCTGGATATCGATTCCAATCAACCCGAGGGGCTCCTAAGAGCTCTCTAGATTGAAAGCTTTCAATGGTGGTTTCAATAATTGCTCTGCTGTACATCCGCCATCCTGGCTTCTTTACACCATCTACAATCACTGACTTAAGTCTATAGGGTGCACGAGGTATGTACCCCTTACGTTCCCACAACCTAAGCGTAACCAGCGGTCTGTTTAGCGCCAGGGACAGAGCCCCGGCACTGAACAATTCTATACTCTTTCCGTTAGGAAGAGTCTTCAGTTGGGGCTCTGAATCCCAGGCAGTAGACAGCTGTTTTACAGGTTTAGCGTTAGGGTTTGGTTCCCGACGCTTACGTTTTGATCCCGGATAGTAATCGTCCAGGTCACTAAACAGTTTGTCTACTTCGTCGCTCATGATTTACTTGTAATAAACGCCCACGTAATTTTCTTTGGAAACATAGCGTCCACATCTTCCTCTGTGAGTTTTCCCTCATAGAGTGCAGCCATAACCTCATCCTCAGCAACTGTTGGGATAGGCTTGATACAGCGATCTGCTAATCCTTTTTGAGTAAGAATTAGAATTGCTGCATCCATATCAAGACTTTGTGAAACTCTGCGTTCCCGCTTAAGAGATACAACGCCATCTACTTCTTCTGGAAGAGGAAGCCAAACGTGTCCCTTATCGTCTGTCTCACCTTGTTTGTCTACAAGATCTGAAAGCTCCGTTTTAAGTACGCTCTGCTCTTTAGTCAGATCATCAATCCGACGCTTTAGATTTACGTATTGTTTTACCGTTCCTAGTAAACCTTTGGGGGATACGTCACGTGATGGTTTTTCTACTGTTGCCATGTGCCCTCCTTGTTTGGCTATTTAATTTGGATAGATTTTGCTTTCTTATCCTCTGGCAATTCCTGTTCCAATGTAATACGAAGCATACCATCTTTAAGCTCAGCGCTTTTAATTTTGACATACTCTTGTAATACAAAGTCCTGTTCAAAATCTCTGGCTGCGATTCCGCGGTAAACCGCAGCTTCTGGCTCAGAGGTTTTTTCTCCAGACACCGTAAGAATATTCTCTTTTACGGTAAGTTGCAAATCTTCTTTTGTGAAGCCTGCCACAGCTAACTCTAGAGTGTAGGTTTCCCCCTGTTTATAAAGGTTATAGGGAGGATAGGTAGTGGTTTTTACCTCTTTACTGATCTCCTTTAAAGTTTCAAACAGGGGATCAAAGCCAATTGCCCAACGATTAATGTTGGGGAAAAGGGTTGAGAGGGTTGGTGGCATAGATGCCGGTAGTTTTGATCTTGGCGTTTCCCAATCTTTTGGGCGCCAGTCTTTTCCATTTGGGGTTGGGTACATAGTTCTCTCCTTAGACGAGACTAGTTAAAGACCCCCGTTCGGCGGGTCTAGGTGTGTAACAATTATAGCGTAAAGATTATTCCGCTATGTATTTTTTGAGGGCTTCGATAATAACCTGAGTTACGGTCGTTCCCTCAATAGCTGCTTTTTCTTTTACAGCAGCCCAAAGCTCATTAGAGACACGTATAGTACGCGTCGGAGTCTTAGGCGAATTAGGCATAGTAATATGTTACAGGGAAACATTTTGTAAGAACCCCCTAAGTGAACCCACAGTCAACTTAATTCCGCCCTGTGAATCTATACCCTCTCCATCTACAACAGCGCCAGCTACTGCTAATTTTTGATCTAGCATTGCATGCTGTCGTTCTTCTACCGACCCCTCCATTAGTAAATCCTGTATGACTATAGATCCCCATTCGCTGGATGCTCTTCGGATTCGTCCATTACGTTGAAGTGCGAGTCCGGCATTCCACGGAAGATCGTAGTTAATAAGAAGATTAGCTTGAGGTAGATCCACACCATAACCCCCAGCATCAGAGCTGACAAGGATCCTAACTTCAGGATCTGTTTGAAACTTAACTTTTGCTTCTTCTTTTTGTTTAGCATTCATTTCTCCTGTATACGGTGCACTAGCCCAATCCATTATAAACTCATCGCGTATTAAATTTACCATGTGCACATAGCTGGTAAAAATAACAACTTTGTTGCCTTCGTACTCTGATAAAAAGTTATTAACGTATTCTTTTAAAGCAGATAATTTTGGCGACTTAGTCACTGAATCTAGACGACCGCTGTTCTTTAGCTCTTCAGCATACGCAGAGGATTTGGCAGACTTTCTAAGTAGATCTGGGTGGTCGCAAAGCATTCTAAGTGCAGTAAGTTTAGACATAATTTTACCACGCATAGCGTCGGCACCATCAAAGTTTTCTCCCTGACCATAGTGTGCAAAAATATCAAATGATGCACCGTAGGAGTCTAAAGCCTCTTCTAAATCATTTAATAGTTCATAAACTATAGACTGATATAGCTTCTTACCGGCTGAATCAAAAGCTACAAGGATAGGTTCGGCATTAATAGTTTCTGGCAAGAAGGGGGCTACATCAGGATCGCTTTGACGTTTACGTACGCAAGCTTCCATAAGAGTTTTGTTAAGTACGGGAAGATTTCTGTATCTCTCTACGCCACCAAACCTATTTCTAACAATAAATGTTTGGTCAAATAAATCAAAACGACCTAGAACACTTTTGTCTACAAACTGCATTATGCTATACAGCTCTTCAGGCTTTCCATTTTCTACTGGGGTACCTGTAAGGGCAAACTTATAATCGCTACTTAATTTCTTTATGTATTTAGATCGTTTTGATCTAAAGCTTTTAATTGCGGTTGCTTCGTCACAGACAATGAATCCTGTAGGGAGTTGTCGTACATACTCCCAGTCGTTAACAACTTGCTCGTAGTTAAGAATGACGTAATCCACCAACGAATGACCCCAGTCGATGGCTTCCGCATACTGCTCTGCTCTTTGCTTTGGCGTTCCATCAATGACCAAAGGGTTTGAAGATCCATCGGTAAACTTCCTTATCTGTTCTGCCCATTGATATTTAAGGCTGGAAAGACAGATTATAATTCCTGGCTCACGTACGGAACCGCTATCCATTAGCTGTTCTAGCGCAGCAATTGTAAGGACTGTCTTTCCCAGCCCTAAGTCATAAGCAACCAGCATCTTTCCCCGCCGAGTCATAGCTTCAACGGCTTCTGGTTGAAACGGGAGTAACGTGCCTGTAAATGTCATGCGTATATGGCCTCTACCCCGAATACGAAATGTTTGGCATTATTAATGCCATTTTGAACTTCTTCTAAAGCCATATCCCCTATATCTTTCTTGCCGCTATCACCGTAAGCAAAAAAGGAACACTCCATTCCTAATGACCGTATTCTAGTAAACATATCGAGGGATGCTTTCTCACCAGCCGGATCTACTTTGGGATTATCAAATGCAAGGATTAACTTGTCCGCCTGTCGCATAAGATCGATCTGTTCTGAGCTTACAGAAGCTCCAAAAGTTGAAACACCAGATCCAATTCTCAATGAAGAGAGATATACGGCGTCTAAAGGAGACTCAACTACAATCATAGTTCCGCCCATCCAAACGTCAAGACCAAATAAAGTCTTTGATTTTTGTACGCCGGCAGGACGGTTTCTAAATAGCCTGGAGTTCTGACCCTTTTCTTGCCAACCCATAAGCTTGTTAGTTTTAGGGTCACGTATGGGGGTAATCCAGGACTCCTGTTTATCATTCCACAAAACACCAAAGTTATAGCAGGCAGTGGCTGTTAGTTTGCGGGCAGCCAAAGCCCATTCAGGAGCGCTATTAAATACCGCTAAACGAGCTTCGCTCATCTCTACAGGTCTAGGAAGAGATACGTATGACTCACGCATCTGCTCTACATGCTTAATAAGTAAATCTAGATCTACTTGGATAGATGCTCTTAGCCAGTCTTTAGCAGCATCAAAATCTAAGCGTCCCCACTCAGTTTTAAGATCAAGTATTTCCGCCACCAAAGTTAGTAATGTTCCTTTGTATCCACAGGAAAAGCAGTGGTGGACACCGGTCTCAACATTAATAGACCAGGATGGATTGAAGTCTTCTCTGCCGGTACGTTCCAAGTGCATAGGGCACCAGCCAGTAAGTTCATCACGATGCTGAGCTTTGTGGTCTAACCCTAAACGAAGTAGGGCTTGTTCTACATCCCCTTCTCTATACATTACGGCCTTCCCACTCTTCAACGCTCCACTCTTTATGGCAATGCATGCAGTAATAATGATCTACTGGAGACAAGTAATCGTCTGTAAGTAGAACTCCTGCTACTAACCCGTGATTACCACGCTTACACTTAACCGTGTAGATATAGTTTCTAATTCTCCACAGACCTGTGTTGAACTCTACAAAGCTTATTGCTCGCTTAAACAGATATTTAAATCTCCACACGATCAATTGGCGTAGGCGCTGTAGCTAATGCTCCGCACTCCGCACACTCCATTTCTAAGAAGTAGAACGATATCTCATAGTCATCGAACATGACTTTTAGGTTCCATAAAGTTGATCCGCAAATACATACGTGTATAGGGTTGTCTTTATCTCTTAAATCAAGTGGTGACACGTACCCTCCTTCGACGTAGGTATTTGCGATCCTTAGATGTTGTGCCACCCCACACACCTTCTAACTCTGGGTGGCGTACTGCGTATGCAAGGCAATCAAGGGTGAGCGGACAGTCTTTGCAGATGCTCTTAGCTTTATCTAAGTCTGCGTACATCCCCTCGTCATCTGGAAAAAATAGTTCAGGGTCTGCGTCTTTACAGCTTTGTTTGCCGTTAAATGGATGTGTTTCCAAATAGAGATCCATACTCTTCAAACTTCCCTTCTTCCCAATCCCATAACAGGTCAGTGGATGCTGGCCCGCAGTTGCGACTTGCAACAATTTTTAACTCTCTAGATGTATCGTCATTCTCATCTTGCTTTTGTAGACCAAGGATTACATCTGAGTCCTGGTAGAACGAAGATGAATATCCAATGGCGTCCGCCGAAACTTGGCGCTTCTTCATCTTCCAAAGAAGAACCTGGGTAGAGATAACCATTGGAAGTTCTTTGGACATTGCTAATTTCTTTAAGTTACGGGTGACATTTGTAATAGATTGAGGTGTGTTAATCTCCCCCGTGATTTCATCTAACATAAGGTAAACACCGTCTACAAATACTATATTGGGACGAAGCTTATCAATCTTGGCAGCAAGACCCGTAACCGTCATTGAAGGTACTGCGTCAGTTAGATAGAAGTTGTGCATACTTTCCATCTTTGAAAGTGCTGCTCTATATCGAGCTTCTTCTTGTTGATTTAAGGATCCACGAATCAAGCGAGAATGTGCAATCTTGGCACGCATTGCGTCGTGACGATGTTGTTGCTCAATGTTAGTCATCTCAAATGATTGGAACATGGGTACGAAACCATCTTCGTGGACGTTAACTGCAATTTGCATTGCAAGGACAGACTTACCTGTCTTTGGTGGAGCAATAATTGTTACTAACTGGCCTGGCTGTAATCCGGCAGTAGCCTTGTCGATTGTAGGAAACCCGGTAGCCATACCAAGCAAACCGTTTGGTCTAGTCTTGATAGATAGATACTCATCAAAACGCTGTGATGCATTGTCCGTAAGATCGATATCACCAGAATCTTTTATGCCTTCGTCTGCAATCTTGGCAACGCCAACACTCATAGCAGCGATAGCTGCATCATGATCTCCGCCTTGAATTGCTTCTGCTGCAGCCTGTACTACATCAATAGTTTTTTGACGTTTACGATATTCAATTAATTGATCTAATAAATAATCCAGTGAATCATCTACAGCAAGTAAGTTATATGTAGGAAAGTTATCTTTTACAGTCACAGCTGTAGGAACTTCTTGATATTTAGTCCAATGATTTACTACGAAATTCCATACTGATCTATTGTCTTCTACAAAGAACCAGTCACCTTTTACACCAGCCTCAAGAAGTGGAGATATATCCCGTGTTCTAATTGCTCTAGACAGAAGACGAAGTTCATTATCAGCTGCCATTAGATCTTCCCCCCCAGGTCTATAAACTTGCTGCCATATCGTAGAGCACGAGATGGTATATCCACAACTCCGACAAGTTCAGGGCGGTAAGGCAGCTCAGCCACAAGATCGGCTACTACGTTATATCTAAGATAATAGTTAAAAGGGTTAGTACCCAAATTGTCTAAATCTTCCTGGACTTGCTGCATTTCTTTGGTAGACATGTCAAAGCCTACAAGCTCCATGGAATAACCATATTTGTCAGCAAAGCGCCAGAATAAAGACAGCGCCTGTCTATTGTAAGAAACTTCTTCCCCTACTACAGGGACACCTAGGACCCGTTTGAAAGTGGGCTTTCGATCAATAATGCAATCTAAAGTTACCACTATCTTCTATCTCCCTTCTCTGATACTACGTCAATAGGAACAAAAGCTTCGTGGCCAAAACTTCCCATCGACTCACCATACATGTCATCCCACTTATCCAAAGAATAGTTGGTTGTGACTATCGTTGGCAAACCGGCGTTAAACCGTGCCCTAAGTAAAGCATCAAAAGTATTTTCTGCCCACCCTGAAGCGGTCCTATATTCTTTTCCTAAGTCATCTAGTATGAGCAGACAAACATCGTTTTCTTTGCCCGCCTCTCCATATAAGCCTTTGATAAGCAATTCAATAGAGTCGTCATCTTCAGACCAACTCATTTTTTGTAATCTTAATAGCTTTGGGTAATCAAGAAACATAACTGGTCTTCTTACAAAGCTAGTTGAGTTTCCCCAGACAGAAGACTCTGCTGTCAGTATGAGCTCCTGTGCTACAGCAGATGCCATCGTTGTTTTACCGTGGCCCGGGCTGCCCTGGAGTAGCAACCCAAGACCACAAGTCTTTTCCCCAAACGAACGAACTACAAGTTGTTTCTTTACTAAACCAAGCCACATTGGAATTTGATTTGGTAAATGATCTAAATCCTCTAAACGCATGCCAATAGTTTTTGCAGGAAAGTTAGCATTATTAATTTGTGCTCTCTTACTTCCTGGTAAGCCCTCTAGTGAATACATTACCCCTCCAGTAGTTTCAACATCTTTTCCTGATGTTGTTTCATAGCTTCTGCATCGCCCTCAGGTTGCTGATCGCGGTGCACAATTCCATGAACAGTTCCGTAGTATGCCACAAACCGACGCCACAATGGCTCACCGATTCCAGCATCACGAATTAATCGTGGATCTTTAAAGAACATGCGAACTGCTTTTAGCATTCCCACATTTGTAGATCCTTCTCCAAACATGCGTAACATCCAGTTGCGTAGATGATCACGATTAATCTGCCCGGGAACTCCGGGAACATTTTCACGAAGCAAGTCATAAAACTCTGCGATGATGTCGTTAACATCCCAGTCCTCTTCAACACGTTCGTTACGGCGCATGTGTTTAGGGACTGCCTCAAACTTTGTGCGCTTGTACTTTGCGTTTAGTCGTGCTTGACGGTCTTCAATTTTTCCTACGGCGCCTGGTGTTGCGTCCATCTCCTTGGCGACTTTCTTCTTTGGCGATGTTGAATCTTCTTCTTCAAAAGGCCAACCCATATCTTCTCCTTCCCGTCCGTCAGGACCTAGAGATAAAGTACGTAGTACTTTATCTCTCTTTAAGCTAAGTGACTTATCGCTAGTATTAGTACTAGCGACTGTCCCACTATTAATGTATAGACTGCCTGAAAAACCGCTGACGGAAAACCCGTCACTGGTTTTCTTTACATAAGGCATATTAAGGTCTTCTTCAGCAAACTTCCAATAGGTGCGGAATTGACCTTTTACTCGATGCTGTTCCATTTTGATATAACCAGCTAATTCAAGTTCTTTCATAGCGCTACGTATTGCGTCTCGTCCCTCATTAACATCCGGGCGATCCACAGCTTCCTCAGCAGATATGACTCTACCGATTTCTAAATAGAAATAAAAAAATCCCACGGCTCGTTTTGATAACCGCGGATCTGATGCGGGTGATTTCATAAGCCCTCCTTCAAAGGAGGACTCTAGCGTGGTGGGACCCTTGGTGGCAACTTGGGGGCTGGGGCGCTCCACTCGTCTACCAAGAGGGTAAAGACTAGGGCTAAAAAGGCCGCTGCAAGCCCATAGACGGGCAAATAAAGGATCTTAGTATCCAGGACTAGGGCTGCTCCTATAGAGGCTATAAGAGCCACTAGACCGCGCCATTTGCCTATTGGACGTATTAAACCTTCTATGGCAGACAGCAAACAGGCAGAAGCCAAAGCGGCTATAAAGACTGTTTCCATGGCGCCTCCTATTGACGGAATATTACCCTATCCACGTCGAATACTATACCTGGGGCAGGAAGATCTGGAGTACATTCAATTTTAATGTCAGCTTTAGACGCCCCATAAATTTCAGCTTTTGGAGCGTACACGGAAATATACGCCCAACGATTTAGTGCCTGTATACGTACTGTTTTAACTTTAGTTTGTAAAACAACATTTGACTCATCATAAAACCTAGCTTTTAATGTGTAGTTTCCAAAAGCATCCGCGTTTTCAGGTTTAATGGCTACAGATGCGTAATACCCCGAAAGGGTATCTATTAGTTCTATGTCACTATGTATTCCAAAAGTAGTTGCCGCAGTAGACGTAACTTTTCCAAAAGCAACTCCATTTGTGGAGTACTCGTCAAATAGCGTTCCTCTAAATACTGCTCTAGTTAAAAGTGAGGAATCAGTATTCCACCCATCAGTAGAGGATTCAAAAGAAGGAGACTGTAAAATTGATGGTGTTAATTCTGGAAATTTAGGGGTGGGTAATCCTGGTCTTAGTTCCCAGCTTGCAGCATAAGGAAGAACTAAACTAATAGTGTCTACTAATCTTGCAGCTTTAGCTGCATAATTAGTCCAGCGATAACTACGACCAGAGGATGTGGAGTCATTTTCCCACTTACAATCGCTTGTTTCTATAACTTCTTCATTGATAGGATCAGCCGGAATATTTGCGCCATCTCCATCAAAGTATGTAGACTCTACTCCACTACGTTCTAGTTGTACTCCGTCTACATAAAAAATATCTCCAACTTCTGGATTAGTTAAAAATAAAGAAACTTTTGCTGACGGCGCTCCCGCGTCTATTACATAGGTAGGGGCTATAGCAGTTACCTGTACTCTAGTAGCAGAAGTTGATACTTCTTCTTCTATAGCCTCTACGTAATAAGAGCCTGTAGGGTAATAGTCCCCGTCCTCATCAGAAAGAATTTGAGACTGATCTTCAGCAGACTGTAATGAAGAAAATTCAAGACGAGCTGTAATTTCTTTTGAGGACTGAGCACTAACATAAGCAGTAAATGTATATGCTTGTCCGGCTCTTACCGGCATCCAATCACTTACTATTCCAGCCCTATCTGTAGTTGAAGCAACAAACTGTGCAGCATAAGAACCCCTATGGATTGCGTAAGCTGGCGTGGTTACCCTAGTCAAAGTGCCGTCGTGCGGTGTCCAAAAATTTGTATTATTTTCAAAAGACGGGTTGTGAATAAGATTAGTTTTATCTCCAGCTGCGTATATAAGAACTTTTCTTGCATCTTCAAACGTAGTGGTTCCATCAGCAACTGCAAGCTGCAACATGTCTATAAAGTATTCAACTTGATTGTTGTTATTTGTAAAGGTAAGGGCTATAGATGCATACGCCGCGTTATCCGGTGACAGTTGGCCATTTACTCCAGAGTCCGATTTTGATGCAAATTCTTGCCAAGTAGTTGTACCAGTTAGCGCTGTATTATTTGCTGTTGAAGATATCAAAGTACCTGCTCTGTCATACCAATTGATCTTTGCAGCAACTGATCCGGTTTTACTAGAGTCTTTTATTCTTAACCAACCAGTAAATCTATATCTAGTTGCAGGTTTTACAGGCACCCCGTATAAAACTTTATCTGCAGAGGTTGAAGGTAAATTAAGAACTGGAGAAGTGTTGTGTCCATGAATCCAACCAAACCCTATAGATCTAGGATTAAACCCAGGATTGTAAAACAGTTCTGGGCTAGGTGGACCTATAGCTATACCAACTGTGGCAAAAGAATCAGAGTACTTTACCTGCGCAAAATTACCTACAGAGGTTACCCAATTTCCAATTGACTCTTCAAAAGAAGAATCATTATAATTTAAAAGAAGATTTTTACCAACTTCTATTTCTGGAACCCAGTGAGTAAGAGCGGTTACATAAGACTGTATAGACTGTGTGCTTCCTTTAGTTGCATTTACTTTTTCACTAACTCGGTACACGCTTCTGTGGTAAATGTCTCCCAAAACAGGTTCATAACTAAACCCACGTTCTTCTATTTTAGATTGTAATAGTTCAACGGGGGTGTACTTATAGTCCATTGATAACTCTAGTACCTTAGCTTCGGTTCTTAACTTATCGTACGCAAAAGCATACCCAGAAAGAACGTCATTTAAATAGGTGTCATCAGGCTCACCTATTTCGTCTCCTTCTATATTTAGCCAGGCAGCTGGCAACCACTTTTCTATTTTTACTAAAGTAGGGGTTACTGACTCATCTACAATTACAGTTGAGGTGTTTCCGCAGTTAATCCAATCATCGCCGTCGAATATCCAAAGAGAATAGGTTACCTGTCTTCCTCCATCCAAAGGTCCATCTATAGCGGTAGTCCTATAATTTGAAATGGTTCCACTATCGACAATTGTCCCATCATAAGGATCATCAGCCGCACCGCTAAAATTTCTGTTTATTCTCCAGTGCGTAACTGTTGCAGCTACTCCCGGACTTAATTCTTTTTCTGGGTCTGTTAATACAGAGCTCCAATATAGATAAACTGCACCATACGTAAGTGGAATAGCCCTAAGATTTCCGTTATAGTACGCACGATTGTTTTCTATCTGGCCATATTTAAGTCCAGCCTGTCCGTATACAACAAACGAATAACGACCCATTTAGTTACATTCCGGCTAGAAGGAAAGGGTCAAACCTAACTGCTTGGGCTGTTGCATATGCTTCGTTAGCGGTAGTGTTTAACGTGTTGTATTCAGAGCTACCCACGTATAAAACATTTGCTGTTCCAACCTTAGGTTGAGCATTTCCGTTTAGATTAAACCCAAGAGTATTGGTAGAGTTATATGCTTCAAATAAGTTGCTTGTTACCGTGGCTGAGCTATTTTTTAAAGTTAACGCAACAACGTTAGCTACAGTCATGTTATCCCCAGCCTTAAGCAAATATGGGGAAGTAGGAACGCCATTTACCAAGCCACGTTCAATATTTGATATGCGCTCATCCAAAGAATTCCAAGAAGATGTAGAGGCAAACGTTCCTGTATAGTTTGAAGTTAATAAACCATTAGTAGCATCAACTGTTCCATTAAGAGCAATTTCAATGGCACGTACTTCATCTTGTAGCGAGTTAATGTGATCAGCAAGAATGGTATCTTGAAGATCTACTTTTGTAGTAAAGCTTCTTACCGACGTGGGAAATGAGGCTGGCATTATTTTTCCTTTTCTAGGCTATTCCACCGGTTAGGTTGAATACAAGGTTAGTAGGCAGAAGGTATCCAAGTTGTCCTGCACTTAATGAGATTGTACCGACAGATGCCGCGTTAGTTGTATTGAACTTGACCAAGGTTACGTCTTCTACACCTGGAATTAGGGCCACGGTAGAGATTACAGAAGACATAGTTATTGTTTTACCAAATTCACTATTCTCATAGGAGAACAGACCTCCAGCATTTAAAAGAGCTTTTGATATGTTCAGCTTTACAGCGGATTGTTTATAGGAATTGCTTATTGTTACTGCTAAGGTTAAGTATACGGGAACATATGTTGGGGCCTGTACGGTTACTGTAGTTCCCACAGGAATTTTATCGTCTAAGTAGTTTTCTACTCTATTTTTTATTTCTGTCCATGAATTTGTAGCAACAGAGTTCACAATACCTGGAGTAACAGTTCCGTCGTCTTGTGGTTGCATATATAGGGTGATGTTTGTATATACCGCACCAATAGCTTTTGTACGACCTACCTGCGCCACTGTATTTGCTAGGTACTCAAAGTCAGCTAAAGTAATTGCTCGTTTTTTAGATATAATTGCGCCCTTAATTTTTTTTCTAAGCTGTGGCCCAGAATCAGCATCTGCTCCACCGACAGCGGCAGATCCGTTACTTACTCCAATTAAAGAAAGAACTTCAGGATCTCCATTGCCAGGAATAAAGGTAACTTCTTCTATCTTATCAGCAAATATATTTCCAGCTATGCCGATGCTTACTTTATAAAGTGCACTGATTAATTGGTTTGCCTGAGGAATTAATCCATTGACGCCATCTCCAAATATTACCGTGGTAGTACCGTCTGCATTTAACCTTGTAGTAAACACCAAATCTCGTGGACTAGAATCTGCAAGAGACTCTACGTATGTCCACGGCGTAAAAGCGGTTCCTTGTCCTACGTACACAACTAAGCTATTGTCTACAATTCCGGTGTCAAATAGATCAAACTCCTGAGCGGAGGATCCATCGGATGTTCCTACGCTTACAGGAAGGGGCTTATATGTAGTTGGGCTAATTAAATCTGGACGATCTGTGTTAACTGTTTTTCCTTCTCGTGTTAATACTGAGATGCTTTGTCCAGGTTGCAACGCAATTATTGCCTCAACTGTTTCAAAATACACTTCGCTATAGTTACCTGTAGTTAGTGGGGCCATTACTTGAGTACCAGCAGGTAGGGTTACGTTAACATCTCCATTATTTAAAAAAGTAACTAATAGTTCTGCGGGGGTAGGTCCTGAGGGTTTATAGCCGTAAAGTTCTGCAAATTTAAGGAGGGTCTCCGTCTTTACTGCCGTATCAACCCCAGTTTCGTTTGCTACTCGGTCTAGGTAATAAGACATGATGTCGCCCATATAAGCAAAGGCGTCAAGAAGGACTGCCCCAAAATCTGACTCATCCTCAGCATCCCAGTTAAAGTTAGTTCGTTGGTTTATTAAACGAACTAAATCAGCACGCAAAGCCTCATAGTCTCTAGAGGTGTAATCTATTTGCATTACTGAGCCGCGCTTTCTATGAGTCCATTAGCGCCAAATACTGCGCTACTTATGGTAACAGAGGTAAGTCTATCGTTTGGAAGTGCCGCTACGATGGTTATATTCGCATAGCCTTCAGAACTAATTTCATCTAGGACTAGGCTAGTAATACGAAGTTCTGGAAGCCACCGATCCATAGCCTCGGTAATGGCTACCTTAGCAGCCGTATAAAAGTCATTATCGTTTTCAAACAAAGCGCTAGCTATGTCTGTGCCGTAGTCCGGATTCCATGGTCGTTGACCTTTGGGGGTGGATAGTAGTGTCAGCATCCTATCCATATAAATTTTAGACTCGGTGGTTACCGCCTCTAGTTTTCCAAAAAGGTCTAGGGTAAACGGGTAATTTATTGCTCTCATGCTTTAGCTCCTATCCATACGGGAAATTCGGGATCTCCACCCTCAAACATAACCCACACATTTGATCCAATTTTAGGTACAAACTTTCCTACAAAATTTACTGAAGTAATAGCACTGCCCGATAGAGCCGCCCCCGCAGAAGATCCTTGGCACCCCACCTCTAGATAATCTTTTGCTTTTAGTTCCAGGGTATAGGCAAGAGATACCTGGTGTATTGGAGCAGTTCCATTATGGTTGATTACCATATCTGTATGGTTACCGGTAACTGTACCCCCACCAGATGGGGCTACATGAGTATACGCCGTTATAGTGTGTTCGCTGATCCATCCTAAAGCTGTTACTGTTTGAGTGGTATTGGCTACGGCAATCCCGTTTTTTCTTAAAGATAAAGATATGTTGCTTTGACCCAAAGAGTTTTTTGTAAAAGTAGCTAAGGAGTTTATTAAATAAGTTCCTGTTTCAGGTATGACAATCTGTGTTCCATTCACAGTAATTTTATTAGCATTCTGTTTTGTCCAACCAGTAATTGCTGCTATAGAAGTTGTAATAGTCTGGGTAGACGAAGACGTAAAAGTTCCATACGGCATATTTACATCCGCAATTTTTCCTGTTACTTGGTCAAGCCAACCAGAGCTTTCAGTTCCAGTTACTTGAGGAACTTGAACCTTTATGCGACCCTTTTTAAGGGGATCAGTTACGTCCACAACTCTACCTGAGTACACTCCAAAAAATCTGACTCTTCCTAAAGGATCTTGCATATAGTTAAGGTCATTAATTTCTCTCCCGTTCATAGCACCCTGCTTGCTTTAGTAGCTTGCCAAGATGTGCTTCTCTTTACCGCAGAAAAGTCTGGTATAGAGTCTTGGTATAAATCCGGAGAGTTTACTGCTGGGGTTACCGCCGTATCTCGTGGCTTTATATTTACTGATTCAATAGGTGGCTTATATAACTCAGTATCATTTACAGAAAAAGCGTAATCAACTAATACGGACTCTGCTGGAACAATATTTTGTCCAGCTAATTCCGAATTAACATCCCTAGTTTCTACAGATTTGTAAGCTTTAGGGTTTTCTTCTCCAAGCACGTCGGTACCTAACTCTACTTCAAGCATGTAGTTAGCAGGTATTCTTCCAAATCTATGAACAACTTTTAGAACTGTCCAGTATCCAGACATTCCGTTTGGTAGGCCATCAATATAAATTGGGTCGTAAGGACGTATTCCAGCGTTACCAACTAGCGTAGCTGTAGCTCTATACGCATATCGTTTAGTTTCTGCCAAATCATTGGCAATTGCTTTTGCTTCTGTTAAGCTTGTAGTAACTTCGTTTTTCTGTTCTTAAAGCAAAACCGGTTTGCTTTGCAAGGCGTCTCATTATTTGCCAATCGGTTTGTCCAGCTTGGACAATAGATTCTCGTAGGCGGGGATGCCGTTGAGTTACGGCGGTCATGCCCCTTTTCTTAGCAATTTTTGTTATCACCTGATCAGCCGTTACTTTTTTAAATACAACTTGATCACTGTCTTTTAGCACTGCTGATGCAGATACGCACCATATCTCAGTAACGTGTGCTTTTACTGTTGACACCGGGTTTATTTGATAGACGTATCCTTGGAATGTAGAGTTTGTTCCTGCGCTATCATATTTAAACTCTACTGGATCAGAAGATACAATGCTGATGTTATCGGCTTCAGACTTACCTTTAAAGGTAAGAACTAAGATATCGTGTGCTTCTTGTTCTTGATAAAGATCTGCGCTTATAAGTATTAGGTCAAGCTCTGGAGTCTTTGGAAATTTTACAGAGAAATCTGAAAGCCAAGGAGAAGCCGAGGACTCAAATTGAAAGACCTCTGAAGCCGTGGATAGGTTATCTATTGACATACGGGATCCTAATAACGGTTCCTGGCTCAATATCAAACGGGTCTGTTATTGTCGGGTTTATCTCCAGTATCTTCCACCACAGCACCGAGTTAAGCAGATGCTTATCGGCTAAGGCTCCTAGGCTATCTCCAAACACCCAGGTGTAATCAAAGAAACTAATGTTACCTAGCTCTTCAAACTCTCTGTAAACAGCAATGTCATAGTTGCCTGTAGATTTATTTTCAAGCTGAGCTAAAGGCCCAGTAAAGTATCTAGAACGACGCGTTATGTTACTCATTGACTTGGCTGCTCACCTTCTTTTTCAACGTTAGCAGTGCGTACCTTCTTCTTCTTATCAGACCAGGCTTGTTGTACTTTCTCGTCTGTATCGCTAATAACTGGGTACCTAATAAACTGAAGGTCTACAATAGAAAACATAGGGATCATTTGTTCGCTAAATATAACGTGGTTTACGTTTAAAGACGCAAGCGATACCTTGTACCTCATATTAGGGTGGATTTTTAACCATACCGGAGTTCCAGTTATATAACCAAAGTCAGCAGTTTTAGGTTTTGAACCACCCTCGCTATAGCTTAGTAAAGTTCCAGAGCTTTCTTTTGGATCGCCGTTTACTACTCTATATAAAAACTCTAGATCATACTCGGTGCCTCTATGTAGAATTCCTTCAACTTCTTGCGCAGTTAACCCTCTAGGATAGTTTTTTGAGTAGGGTTGATTCTTACCCTTTAATGGAGCAAGCTCAGTCATGTCTACTACTCGGTTTAGGTATAGCTGAACACTCACGCTAAAGCTTCCACCAATATAGTTGGCTGGATCGTGTGTTGCCAATATCCAGTCAATAGAGGTATCCATTTGAGTACCATAAGAGACGTAGGTAGGGTTGTATATAAACCTAAATCCCCAAGGTTTTTTTGTATCCGCATTTAATGCTTTAGCTGTTTGCGTATCTTGAAAGAGCATTCCTAAGACACCTTTTTCTGAAGTCTCTTCATATAAAAGATCCTTTTTACCTGGAACAACAAAACTTGCTCTACGAGTTGTTTTAGTATCTTTTAGGTATTGATCTTTTATTTTTGCCCAGTGGGACGGACTTCTAGTGTAAAAATGGTTGGGGGGATTAGTCCTAGAGTAGTCTTTAAAATCTTCTGGTCTTCCCCTATCAAAATCAGGTTCTTCTGAAGGTCCACCATCTTCAGCTTCTTTACAGGTGTTGTTCCTAATTTCAGTTAATCTTGTTCTTGCCACTCTATCTAATGCAATTAGTTCTTCCTGGTACGCCTCTTGTTTTACAATTTTTGGTATAGATGTGGTTTTGGATATAGCGTTAGTAAAACTTATGCCAGTAACATATGTACTACTGTGGGGAAGAACTTCTCTATCTTCGTTTGAATTGTTTTCATTTCCATTTTTCTTTAGTTTTACATAAATATCTGGTTGAAGAAACACATTTGATTTTTTCGCTCTTACGGTAAATACAAAAAGTCTTTTTGTTGTTTCTGCGTCTGTAGTTACACCACTGCTGCTTACGCTGTAGCCTGGGTCAGTGTAGTAAGGGAAATCACCAACAGTTTTTCTTTTAAATAATTTTTCGTGCTTTCTCCACTCAACTTCGCTAATTTCAAAGTTTGCTGCTTGGGCATTCCTATAAGAGTCTAAAACATATACCTCTAGATCATCGTCTCTGGTTAAAGGGGTTGCAGGACTTGTGGGATTAAGTTGAAAAGCGTTTTGTTTCCAAACCCTCACTACATAGTAAATAGTATTGCCTTTGTACACGCTTTTATTATCTGTGTTGACTGGGACTGCAACGGCAGTTTGACCCCCAGCCTCATAGCAATCTACGGTCCAAAAGTATGCTGGATACCCAGCTTGATATACAGAGTTTGCATCCTGTACGGAAGAAAGGTTCTTATATGTCCAAGCCATTAGTTAACTCCCAGTCCATTCACCTTAAACTCATCATTGATAGCCTTCTTTAAGCTAGAAGCAACTCTGGTAATCTCTGCACTACCTAACTTATCTACCTTAAGCTGTAAGTCTACCTTTACGTTTATTGTTTGATTACTAGTCACTGATCCAGATATAGATCCAGATCTTCTGTATCCCGCTGCACCTGTAGTTTCCATAGCCATGCCAGCAGTTGCAGGGTTGTCTCCACCTATACCTGCTTGTTCTCTAGCCATAACTGCATCATCTAAGAACTTGGTATAGTCACCTGTATTGTGGGATACCCACCTAATCCAGTTTCTTCCTTTGTTCGTCATGTGATATGCAACTTTGGCATTAGTTGTGGGATTTAAAAGATCACCAAGCCCTTTTAATTTAAACTTGGTACCGTGATAGTTCCACTCTTTCTTTATTCTATCGTCATAGTTTTTGCCATCCATATTGATCTGGAATAGGCCATAATCCTTACTACGCTTATTGATAGTTCCAGAATTACCACCAGATTCTGCCAATGCAACAGCAAACGCAGTATCTAAAGCTTTTCCTCTAAAACCAATATTGTGTAAGAACTGAATTAGTCCTTTTCTACTTCCCCCAACCATGGACCCACTGTCACCAGACACTTTATCTATGGTGTTGTTTAAGAAATGTTTCCCACCAGATTTTCCAAATCTTATGCCTTGTTCAATATCATCTGCTGGAAACTCTCTTTGGAAATCAGCAAAGTTTACTGGGGCTCCAGACATCATAGAGCTGCTTAAAGACTCACTTAATGGCACGCTGCTTAGGTTAGACAGCGTTCCTTCAAAACGCAGCCCCTCTCCAGAGTTACGAATAGTTTTGCTTTTAATGTCTTCTTTTTCTTTACCTATTCCTAGAAATCCCTTTACAGCACCAAAGATGTTGCTTACAGCGCTCTTAACACTACTTACTAATTTACCAAAGAAACTCTTAGGGTTTACTCGCCCTTGTGCTCCAACTCCGCCAGGATCTCTAAGCTCAAAGTGAAGGTGAGGACCTGTAGAAGTACCTGCTCCAGGGGCACCCCTCTTACCACCAGACTTTGCGATTACATCGCCTTTGTTTACTTGCTGCCCAACCTTTACTAAAATTTGGCTTAAGTGTCCGTAAAGAGTGCTCTTTTTTCCGTGATTTAGAATTATGTAGTATCCGTATTGCCTATGTGTTCCGGCATGTGTAACCGTACCGTTAGCTGCTGCAACAATTGGAGTACCTACTTGTACACCGTAGTCAATACCCCTGTGGTATGCAGAAATTTGTGGGTTCTTTGAGTTATCTCGAGGACCGTAATGAGAAGTAACTCTAGTACCTGCCGGGACAGGCATACCAAATATTTGACCTTTAGTGTCTTGATTGCCCGGACCCTTACCTGTTGTAAATCCTTTTTGTGGAGCAGACATAGATCCGGCAGGCATATTCTGCATACTTGTGCTGTTGTCTCCACCAACACCACACTTATGTGGCCCAACATTTCCGTGAGTGCAGTCGCCACCTTGTCCGTAAGGATTTGCTATTGATCCCACTCCACCAGCCACAGTTCCTGCAACTGCTCCAGGTATACCGCCAGCAGCTAAACCAGTTAACGCACCCTGGCCTAAATCAAACATAAAGTTACCGCCAGCACGAAGCCAGCCAGGACCCACCTGCATCCTCTTTTGTAAAAACTCCATGCCTTGATATACGCCAAGTGCAAGTCCAGCTCTTCCTAATCCTTTTACAAAAGGACTTTTAAATCCGCCCTTAAATAAACCTTTTGCTTTTGCTAAGTATCCTGCTGCACCGGTAGCTCCTGCTGCTGCAGCTGCACCACCAGCAGTAACGCCTCCCGTAGCTGCTGCAGCACCGGCAGTTCCCGCTGCATAAAGTCCACGCATCTTAGAAAGCATGTACATATTCATTCCTACACTTGCTGCAGTACCGGCTACACCAGTTAGAGTAGCTCCGGTATTTCCTGCTGCAGGTAATGTTTGGAGTACGCCACGTAGTGTTCCCAATGCATTTGCAACGCCTGCAGCCTCTTCTGCTAGCTTGCTAAAACCATCGTTAACCGCAGCTGTTGTTCTCATAGCTACGTTGTATCCGCCTACTAAACCTTTTTCTGTAGCCTGTAGCTTACGAGCTTCGCTAGTGTTGTAGCGGAAGTTAGTTCGCATAGGGCTTTCTTGACCAACACCCAAAAGATCTAGTGCTCGGTTTGACCCTTTAAGGTCTTCTTTTTTTAGAGGGCTGTCTTTCTTTGCACGAGCAATGATTCCCATTTGGATAATTCCAGCAAGGTTTTGATCTCCACCAGCAATAGCTTGAATAGTTGCATAGCCTTTAGATCCTGGATTAAGAACTAAAGCGGCTTGTTCTGGAGTTACTTTTCGCCCACCGTATAAAAATCTATACGTGTCGTTAATAATTGCATTAGGTGGTCGTAAGTTTCCTTTAGTATCACGAGCTTGAACACCTATGCGAAGGAACCGCATAGCATTTATGCCGGCTAATCCTTGCGCCATCTGTTCGTTGGTGCCGCCAGTTAATGCACTTAAGCCACCAACTTGTGGCATAACATTTCTAAAGGTGCCGCTATTAGCTGTATAGCCACCACTGTACATAAGGGACATGGCCGCCATGGTTGGACCCATAGCGCTAGTTGCTCCGCCACCTACCGCATTGTTAGATCTTAATATTACTTGACGAGAATTAAGACCACTAATACCTGCTACAGCATCTGCACCTAAACGTTGTGTAACAGCAGCGCTTGTGTTTGGCATCATGCCCATACCAATAGCGCCTACAGCTGCAGTTCCTAGCCCTACCCTACCTGCAATAGTTGCTGCCCGTGAAGCTCCAAACGTGGGCATAGCACCCAAAGAGCTAGACATTCCCGAGGATGATTTACCGCCATTGGCGGCTTCCATATTTTTCTTTATCTTCTCGGTAACTTTTTCAACTTCTTTAAAGACCTTAAGCATTTGCTTTTGGCCTTTGTCCATCTTTGTAAATAGTTTATCGACACCAGAAGTCATCCCGCCAACGATATTATCGTCGCCAGCAGGCATCAAGTTTTCATAACTTGCCAATGCTTCCACCCCTAGGTCTACTAATTGCTCTGTCCAACCAGATCATACGTTCTCGCAAGCTAAGCCCTTTTAACTCTGTCAAAGACCACCCAGGATAAAACTGTGCTAGGTAATCTAATGAAATAATTAAATTTTCGTAGCTAAGCTCTTTACTGAAACAAGTCCGCTAAAGTTAGCGGAAGCGATACCTCCTGACCGCAAGTTGGACATTCTTTCTTGATTTGTTGAAGTTGTGGGCCGGGGTTGCGTTCTGATATAGCGTTTAGGATTGCTCTACGATCTGAGACGCTCATCTTAAGGACAGTACTTGAATCTAAGATGGGATTGCCGTTGATCTCTAGAACACAGCTCTTTAATACTATGGAGTCCAATTCTGGAGCTGTTTTATTTGTTGCTGTTACTAGTTGCTTTTGTACTACACCGTTTGGAAGCTTTACTTTAACGTCCCCAATTTTACATTTTACTGTAAATACTGGATCGTTTTCTAACTTCTTCATCGGCACATCTTTATCTAAATCAATTGTAATGCTTTTTGTATCTTCACACTTAGAACAGATTTGGCCTTCTATAGCTACTTCTGATCCAAAAGTAAGTTTTCTAATCTCTAACAACAGAAGTTCTCTGTCTCCAGCCAACATAGTATCTAAAAGATCCCTGTCTACTGGCGAATCATTTAGCTTAACAACAGCACGTTCTAGTATTGTCATTAAACCTTTTGATATATCTGAGATTCTTGCGATAGCTTCCTCGTCCGCTCCTGTAAGTTCTCTTACCTCAGCTGTTGAAATAAATTCACCAAACGGAACTTGTAACCCCGCTAACAAAGTTACTTGTGGATCAGAAGGCGGTTTGATTGGAGATTCCTCTCGAACCGCCTCCTGAGGCACAGACTTAAGTGCTTTTTCGGTTAGTTGATTTACCAAAGCGGGATTATCTACCGCGCTTATGGTTGTCGTATCAGTAGTCATTTAGTTTTCCTTATCTAATTTAGAGACTTAGTTTTGCTGCTGATCCTGCTGTAGTCAATCCAGTAGCAAATGAAACATCAAAACCTTCATGGACTAGAGTCATTTCTTCTACCATGAGGGTATTGCCACCCGCATCAAGATTGCTGTATCCAATGTTGGTAATCCAAGCATTGTACACCTTAAATCTCATAGAGGTGTGAAGGTCAGTGTCATACTGACTTCCATTTGATGTGTCATCGCTTCCGGTTAGTGCTTTTGGATTTGGATGACTTAGTACTTGAATATCTATGTCGCAGCGGAACTCAGCTCCTACCCCACTCTGAGCAGTTCCCGTGGAGATAGCGAATAGTCGCTTCATCCATAGGGCATGCTCCTTCTGTCCAAAGGTGATGCCTTTAGAAAGAGTAATTGGAGTAAATGAGCTTTGACCTGGTAACTGATGGAAGTTGGTATTGAATCCACCTTCGCGGTAAGCGATGCTTTCAGTAGAGACAGTTAATCCGGAAACAGAAACAAAACCCATCTTTCCGAACTTATCTCCCCAACCAGTGTCTACCGTACCTACTGGATCAAAAGATACCAAGAATCGAAAATTGCGAAATTGATCTGTAGCAATTTGACTCAGTGTATTTTGTGGATTTGACATGAGTTATCTCCTATGCATTTCCGGTTAGTTGGCTTAGCTTAATAACGATAAACTCAGCTGGATATTGCAACGCAACTCCAATTTCGATATTAACTATTCCATTTTGGATATCAGTAAAGGAGGTTGTTGAAGAGTCTACACGCACAAAGAATGCCTGTGCCGCAGTAGCTCCTCGTAAACCACCTGATTGCCAGAAGTTAAGAAGGAAACCACTCAGCGTAGTATTGAGACGTCTCCAAAGATTTGGATCGTTATTCTCAAACAAAGCAAACTGGCTTCTGTTCTCTAGTTCTTTCTTGATATAAATCAAAGAACGCTTTACGTTGATGTAGCGTTCATTTGAAGTATTGCGAAGTGTACGTCCACCCATTGACACAATTCCTGCACCAGGAACCTGGCGGATTGCGTTGATAGGTTTAGTGCTATTGTTTAACGCATCGAGTTCTGCGTTAGTTAGCAAACGCTCTGTAGCAACTACGTTTGCTAAAGAATTGGTTAGGCCTGCTGGAGTCTTAAAGACACCACGAGAAGCATCAGTAGCAAGGTACTGACCAACCATAGCTGCACCAGGAGCCTGTAGGCGGGTTGCGCCACCAGCAGCACGGAGGCTATCTGGAATTAAGGTCCATGGCCAGTAAGCGGCTGCAACTCCACCATCTGAATCTGGTGCTGCAGCAATTAGATCAGTCACATAAGTAGCGGCCTGTGCTCTTGTTTGAGCCTGTGGAATATCAACTACTGCAAAAGCGTCTCCGCGTAGTTCGCAGTAATTAACAAGATCTCCCTGTACGTTAAGGGAGAGGGTACGATCATCGTTACTTCCTGTTGGCAAGTAAATGTACGCTGCGTTAGGAATGTTAAAGACGAGTGGGTTTTGAATGGCATCAAAAGTTGCCAATCCATCTGAGTAATTAACTCTTGTTGGGGCAGATCCATTTGCACCTCCACTGAGGGCTTTTAAGCCATCAGCTTCTGGCATATTATCTGGAGCAACAGATGCTGAGTTTAGATCATTAACCCGTACATATACAGAGCCAGAATTAACTACTGACTCTACAAATCTTGGATCATTATCTACCAAACTTAGATCGGTAAACTGTTCTACAACAACGCCGCTTACAGATACAACAAGATTAAATCTATCATCTACTCCTGCGTCTGTTACTTCAACGGCAATGTTATTACCCCATGCACCTGCGTTTTCAGCTTCTACAGCGAGTGTGTTAAGACCCCCTGAAGCCCGGTCTGTTAAGATTACGCTAGCCTTTGCTGCACCGGTGCCAGTAATACGCTTTACGTAGAGCTGACGACCACCATTAGCAAAGAAGTTATATGCTGCCCAAGTTACTGGGTAAGTGTCATTTAAAGCACCAAAAATTTTGGTGAATGATGTCCAGGAGTTAAGCAATACTGGAGCTGTTGCAGGTCCCTTTTCTAGGGGACCAACAAATGCACCAGCCGCTGTTCCTACATCTCCAAGAGCTACCGATTCTGGAAGCGGTACCTCGTTGATAAAGACACCTGGTCTACTGTATGTAGCCATATGTATTTCTCCTTGAGTTTAGGTTTATATTGTCTCGAGTTTCCATGTTATAGCGTTATTGTTTCGAATGGAGTGGCCGTGTATTGGATATCGATATTTGGATTTTGAGTGACCTTATAGACATCTGCAAACTCTTTCTGGAAGAGCTCAGAGCTAATTCGGACAGTGTAAACATTTCTAAACAAGCGCTTGTCTTGTTCAGTCGTGTCTCTTTTGGCAAACCCGATAAGATCCAGACGACGAATGCTTCGATCTTCTGGGATTACTAGGCCGCCAAATCTAAATGGGATACGAGTTGGTTTAGTTAACTCGTATATAATCTGCCGGTCATGTCTTGGTTGACGAGCATATGTAGTAATTTGATAATCTAGATATACGGGAATAGGAAGACTTGACCTATATTCTTGCCCGTCCACAGTTCCTTCAGGACTATATTTATGTTCTCCGGGAGTGAAGTACCACTCGCCACGCATTTCTCTTTCAGAGTCAATAGTTACATTTATTAAATCTATAGTGATATACGGATAGGATTGAAATCTAATTTCTGGATCAGGCTGCCCAAACCATACGCCTACTGGACGTGCTGAGTTACCTGAGTCAGATACCGTGATTCCAGACAGGGCTGCCTTTAGCGCCTGGTCCTCATTTAAAATAAATGGCATTAGAACAGCCCACCCTTCTTTAATACTCTATCAAAGTATGCAGTCATCTCTGTATCTTTTACTCCAGTCAAAAAATTACGAACTACTGGATTAGGTTGAGAATGCTCAGTACCGTATTCAGCATCCTCTACAGTTTGGGCATGCTTTGCTGGATAGGTAACTTTGTAGCTTAGATCAGAAGGGACAACCGTTAGATGTCTAGAAGCGCCAGATGGCCAACCAGATTGGTAGGCTTTACGGCGTAGCTGTGCAGTAAGTTTCTTAGCTGCTTTCTGCTGACCCTGTTGAATATGCTTCGAGATGAAGTTACTTACGCTTGTCACTTTTACCGAGTTTCGAGGAGAGTAGGTATCCTGCTACGAATCCCACCACTGCGGCCTTCTTCCCCTTTTCAGGAGTAGCGCCAACTAATCCTCGGACAAACTCTTGTTTATCAGCGTCTGTCTCGGCTTGCATCAATTTTCGTGCAAGATTAATCATCTCAAATCCTCCATCATGAGGCGTGCAGGGTATAGCAGGGTTCCGGGTTTCCCCGGCGTCATAGATAAGGATAAACAAGAAAGGCCCCTTTCGGGGCCTAACTGGTTACTTCTTTTTGTGCTTCTTTTTCTTATGTTCCCGCTTCTCTTCTTCGCGCTCGCCCTTTTTGCCTTCCTTGGCTTCATGGCGTTTTTCGACTTTCTTTTCAGCCTTCTTTTTTAGACGCTCATCGATCTTACGGTCTGCGGTTTGACTCTCAGGCTTATTACGCTTCCCATGGGCTGTGTCCAATTTTTCAAACTCTTCTTTTTCTTCTTTGGACATTCCTTTAGTAGTTTTGGCGTCCTGCTTTTTGTCATTTTTCTTGTTATAGGGAAGCCGCTTTCTAGACATTACATGCCTTTCTTACGAGGCATGGCTTGCTTTTTACCTTGTGCTTTAGAGCTACCCTTTTTACGGAGAATAGCAAAGTCACCGCTGTCAACCTTATTGTTCTTGTTGGCATCGAGTTTTTTCTGTCCACCTTTTAGCGCCATTATTTCCCTTTCTTGGCAGCCTTTTTACTGGCAGCCTTCTTCTTAGTACTAGCATACTTCTTGTTGGCAGCGGTTAGAGTCTTCTCGCCGTGCTTATCTTTGGGGCGCATACATCCGCAAGTTGCACACATGTCGGCCTACTTACAGCACTTGCACTTGCAAGCTTTGGTTTTGCACTTACCTTTTTTGCATCCACATCCAGCGCACATTATTTTTTCTTCTTTCTGGCAGCAGCCATATTGTCTACGAGGTTAGGATAGGGACGGCCTGCTGCCCGAGCCCTAGCCCTAGCAGAAGCCTTTTGCTTCTTGCTAAGTTTCTTTGATTTACCCGGAGTAGGATCTTTTTTATCCCAAACAGGCTTATCGCTTTTTGCCACTTTTTTTCTTCACTTTCTTAGGGAGCTTCTTACCCTTAGGGGTTTCACCCCCCCACTTTTCAGCCATTTTAGGGTCATTAGCATACATCCATTTACGCTGAGCTTCGGATTTAAAGGGCATTAAATACCTGGCACAGTTCCTTCAGGATCCTCATAGAATGAGTATCTATCTCTAGGACCAAATGGAGTGTAGGTCGCGTACTCTGCAAACTGTGGGTCATTAATAAGCTCTTCAGCGTTTACCTGGTAGCAGACTACAGAAAATAAGGTGTAGTCATTAGTAATAATCCCCTTAGGTAGTACCTGTCTAGGGCTAAATACCTGGTTCTTAAATACAACGCGATCTCTTAAAAAAGCATCTGGGTTTGTAGGTAGGGCTCTTAATTCTGGGATAAGCAACGTCTCACTAGTTGATAGCGAGCTGCCTTCTGCTATATCCATATTTATTGTTATATTTAAAACGTCGGTGTTGTAGAAACCACGGTCACTAGGCACCGTACTGCCTTGTGTCAAGGTAGCGTTAATAACGGGAATGTGGTATGGGCCAACCCAACGACGTCCCCCAGTATTAGCTCCAACGTCGTATATGGGGTCAACAACAGTAGCAACAGGGTCATAAAGCCACCACTCTAAGTCATAGCCTACGGTACGTACTATTTCTTTTGTGGTGCCCTTAATAATCGATCCACGTTCATGATTGATCGTAAATCTGGAACCTTCGACTCGTTCTCCACGCATATAGAGAGTATATCCCTAAAAGACCTAACCTATAGGGTTTACAAAACCTACTTCTTTTGATGATCAATAAAAGGGTTATCCCAGGCATCCCTACCCCTAAAATATTTTCTTCCGGCTGAGTGGGGCTTTAGCATGTCCTCTTGTTGCCGTTGCCTAGCTAATTCGGTCCCGGCTTTGTACTCTAACTCAATCTCTTCAGGGGTAAACAGTTCGTCTGCATATTTGATGGTAAAACGATCTGCAAAATATCTAGGTATTGGTATAAAAGCTCCAATAGGATCTCCTGCCTTTATAGTCACATAGATATTAGGTTTGGTGACTTTTAAATTAAAGGTAAAATCACGACTAAGATTATCAGTCTCTATTACCCCAGTCATATGCATAAGCCCGTGTTGAGGAAAATTAGGTGGGGTTATAGTCATTAAATTTATTCCTGGCGGAGTTCGATAATGCCATAAGTTTTGAATTGTTAATATTCCAGAACCAAAATGACCATCAAATCGTTGACATCTAGCGTCTTCATGTTTTTGATTTATTATAAGGCCATGTATAGAGTCGTCCCCATTCCAATGAACAGTTACGTCTCGTTCAGCTCTTACTATAAACCCATAAACATTTCCTATAGACAGCGGAAGGCAATAGTAAAAGTGAGAAGTAAACCAATCTCTTTTTTTAATTTCTGTCAGAGGTATTAAAAGCTTATCAATATCCTTTTTGTCTATCCCTGGTTGTGGTACGACAACTAACGTTTGTTTTGGAACAAAAGTGTCTTTATTAATCATGAGTTGGCACCCCTATTTTGCTTATGTTTAAAGGAACTATATACCCGGTTAATTTACAAAACTCATCTATAGTTTTTTTAGGGACACCATAAAAACCTTCAAGCTCTCCGCGTATAAATTTGTTTCCCCTAGAGGTATCATTTAACATGTCTAATTTGGGGTGGCCATCATTCCACGGCTTTACGTTACTTTGTATAGCTATTCTATCTTGCGAGTAAAAATGAAAAAATACCGGGTTATTAAAAAAAACTATTGGGTAGCCGTGATAAAAAGCCCTAATACTTAAACACATCTCATCACAAAAAAAATCTAATTCTGGGTCTTGAGGCACTTTTAACAAAAACTCTTTTTCAGAAAAAACGCAAGCTCCATGTATATAGTGGTGTTCTGTTAAGTCTTCGGCTTCTTTATGACTAGGCCAATTTCTAAACTGGGCACCTTCTAATACGGCGTGGGACATACGTAAAACCGGTCCTGTTTCTCTGTTTCCATTGGAATATAGTCTATACATCGCGGGGTATGCGCTCAAAACTACTGGGGAATTGAATTTTTCTTTTGCTTTTTTATATACATTTATTATGTCGACATCCCAATTTTTTACAGAAAACATGTGTGCGTCTATCTGAAGAACATAATCGTAATCGCTAAACATGGCGGTTGATAAAGATCGCGCCCAAGTTACGCCGTAAGTTTCTTTTGGATTTACTTTTAGATATCTTAAATTTAAAGTAGGTATAAATGAAAGATCTGGATGCTCGTAGTCTTGAGATACTACAGAGAATAAGATACGATCTTTATACTTAGCGTCTTCATAAAAAGAACGAACAGTGTGTTCTAATTCTATTTCTCTATATGAAGGGACAGAAATAAGTATTTTTTCATGCATTAGTACAACGCATACTCTTTAGATTTATCAAAAGTCCAAAAAGAAGCAATCGTGTACCTAGTGCTATCTTCTATTTTAGTTACGCCATGAAGATGTTCAGGATCACCAGGATGTATAGCTAAGTTTCCAGCTTTTGGTATAACCTCAAAATTATGCTCCGGGTAGTACGTATGACCCCCAGAATAGTTATCGTTTAAATAAATTATCGCTCCAAATACCCTATGCTCAAAACCTCTATGTTCTGTATTAGTCATGTCGTCTGCGTGAGGGGGTTGCTCCATTCCGGGAAACCAACGAATAATTTGAGTAAGATCTGCGTAAACTTCTTTGTCTAGGCCGTACTCAAACATAATAGCGTTTTTAACTTTTATGGTGGCTTCGGCAACAATATCTGCAACTTTAGGGTCTATGTTTTTTCTAAGGTTGGGAAGTCCTAAAGCCCTATTAGACCAAAAATCATTGCCCGCACCCTCCCAAGTATCTACTTTAGATACGGTGGTTACTACGTATTCGCAATCTTCTTTAGATAAAAAATTTGATACTACTTTTGGATTAAACATTTTAGCCCTCTTAATCTTCCGTTTTAGACCATTTTCCTACGGGACATTCCGCAAGTTTTAATTTAGTTTTTAGGTGCATTAAACAACCGCATTTTTTACACTGGTTTGTAGATTTTGTAAGAAATTCGCAGCCCCTACAAATGTTAAACCTAAGCTCAGCTATAGCGTCGGTAGTGTAATTATCCTTATTTAAAAGTTGCCAAGGTCTAGTTTCTCCTTGAGCTTCTTTCATATCTTGGAGTTTTTGCTTATATTCTTTCCATGCAGACATGCGTATAGTGTACCCTACTTAATTGGTGTGGGGTAAAAAGGCGGTTCCGTCATGCACCCAACCAATAGAAACTTCTTGGGAGCAGGGAAATACATGGGCATCAGAGGATAAACCAGCCTGAATCCTATAAAAATCTTCTGGATCCATATCCTCTTTAACATAGGTAATTGTTCCTACTACATCCTCATCAACAACCACAGCTACCCTACAGATACCTTCTGAAACGCTCTCAACTTCTGTAGCCGGATATAGCATTTCAGAGTCAGAATAAAAAATTCCATCCTTATATGTGTACGTTTTGTCCACGTTAGGGTAACGGTCGATATTTATGACTGATGGATCAGAGCTAAATGCCGCAATCCATCTGTCCCAACTTCTTGTACTAATATCGCTGGGTTGATCAGGTAGGTCCATAGTTAAGAACACATCGCCTTCAACAACAAATGCAAATCGTTTTGTTAGCAAACGATGCCTCCCAAGTTAGTACAGTTACCTGCACAGCTTACGGTACCCAGTCTAGCGCACTCTCCGCCAGGGCCATAACCGTAGACTTCACAGATATCTCCTTGGTTAGGTACACAACCTGGAGGTGG